TCATCCGGTGGCCTCTTTGCTAACGACCGTCAACGCCGGGCGTCCAGTGAACGCCTGCTTGATCCGCTCGCGTGATTCCCGCTCGGTGATGTGGATGTAGCGTTCGAGGGCGAGCTTGCCGCCGTCGACGTGGCCCATCGCCCGGGCGATCTCCGGGGCGTTGACGCCCATCCTGGCGAGCATCGAGCCGAAGTAGTGCCTGAGCGCATAGAAGTCGAGCTCGGGGTCGCCGTAGGCGTTGCGGACCGGGTTCCAGTAGTAGTGGCTCACGCGGCCGGAGAAGTGCTTGCCGTTCTTCGTCGTGAAGACCTCCCGCAGGGTCGTCTTTGGGATGCGCCGGAACGCCTCGGCGGCGAGCGGCGTGAGATAGACCTCGCGGCTCATGCCGTTCTTCGGGGTCGTGAAGGTGTTGGCCTTCGGGCTGAACTGGCGCTCCACGCGCACGGTCTCTCGCGCCAGATCCACGTCGCCCCAACGGAGGCCGTGAAGCTCGCCGGGCCGCAGCCCGGTGTAGGCGGCGAACTGCACCATCGGGCCGTAGACGAGCTCGCCGTAGCGGCCGTGCGTCTTCTCGGCAGCGGCGATGAGCGCGAACACCTGCTGTTCAGTCAGGGCGAGCAGGTCGCGTCTCCCCCGCGCGCTCGGGAGCCTCATCCCCGCGAGCGGGTTCGATGCAATGAGCCCGTCGCGGTACGCGTCCCCGAGCATCGCCCGAGCCACCGCGACGCCGCCCGGGCTGTTGACGGCCCACTTGCGCATCTCCGAGCGCGTCAGGTCCCGCAGCCGCGACGCCCCATACCGCTCCACGAACGCTTTGATCGCCTGGGCGTAGTGGACTTCGGTGCTGCGCTTCGGCCTCGGGTGCCGCTCGAGCCACGTCGCCTCAAACCCCGCAACGGTCACGCTGCCGTCGGGCTGCCTATCAACCACGGCTTGAGCCTCGGCGTCGACGGCCTCGCGGTGCGAGCCGAACGTGCCGACCCACCGCCGGCGTCCGTGCTCGTACACGACGACGCCGTACCGCCTGCCTCGCTTGACGATCGCCACTAGGCCGCCCTCCTCGAAAGCCATGCCTCTACCCTGTCGAGGCGGTAGCGCAGGAGCCTACGGCCCCACCGCTCGCACGGCATCCCCGCCTGCCCCCAGCGGGCGATCGTCTTCTCGCTCACGCAGAGATGGCGCGCGAGCTCGGCGCGCGTCAGGTAGCCGTCGCGGACGATGACGGTCGCGTTCACGATGGAGGCTCGTAGATGTTGAGGTTCCGGACGTACCGGAGCAGGTCGTCGGTGCAGGCGAACCACTCGCCGCGAATCCGCAGGTGCTGGAACTCGGCGTGCATTTCGCGCTCCTGGCTCGCGTTGCCGCGCCAGGCGCTGACGAGCTCGAGCTCCCGCGGGTTTCCAGTCTGCAGGTCGCGCGGCCTTCCGCGCAGGTCGGTCGTCCGGCCGATCTTGACGGCGTTACTCTCCCCGTCGAGCAGGACGTAGATCCAGACGGCGTCCTCCCCGTGGGCCTCGCAGATCGCCTTCCACCACGGCCGGATTTCCGCGATCGTCATCTCTCCCAGCTTGCCGAGGAGGCTCCCGTCGAGCGCAAACGGCAGCGAGTCCGGACAAGCACTCATCGCGCCCTCGCTAGCCCGCCGACAGGCCCCCGGCGCCGCGTGAGCTTCTGCCTGAGCTTCCGGGCAACCGTGTCCCCCGACAGCTCCTGGCCCCACCAAACCCCAGCCACCACACCGATCGCCTCATGCGACAAGCCAGCGTCGCGTAGCTGGCGCATCCGGGCGAGCCGCCACTCCCCCGTCGTCCGCTGGATCGGGGCGAGCGGATGCGTCTCCCGCCACCTGCGGCGGCTACGCGCACGGTTCGCAGCCCGGTGGCGCTTCGCGTACTTCTCGTCAGTCCACAGCCGGACGGTCGTTGCGTGCGGCCGTGACCCGAACTCGCTCTCCAGCAGGTCGATCGTGCGGGCCACCGTCCAGCCAGCCGCAACATGCTCGCTGGCCCGGGCGATGATCTTCGACGTGTAGCGGGTCACAACAGGCCGTCCATCACGTAGGCGACGCAGTAGCAAAAGAGCAGGGCCGCATGGATCACGGCCATGACGGCTAGACCTCTCGTCCCGGTAGAGATCACGGCAAGCGTCCAGACCGCGACCCAGATGCACGCGGCGACGACAGCGGCAAGCACGACCTTCGGCTTCCCTTTCAGCTTGCTCACGAACCCCCCTCAAACAGAAACGGATACTGCGACCGCACCCTCGCCTCAACCTGCACCCTCGTAGGCGCCGGACCACCCAGCGCAGCCATCGTCAGATACGCCATGGCGGCGAACTGGGATTGAGCGTCGGTGAACCCGGCAGCCTTCATCTTCTCCACAGCCGTATAGAAACGCTTGCGTCGAGCCACGGCTTCCGCCGCCGCCTGGTCACGGTGAAGCCTGCGCTCAGCATCCCGAGAGAGGGCTGTCTGGCCATTTGCGGTCATGCCACACGCTCCGGCATCTCGGCGGTTCCGAGGGACTGGTCGCCCCAGTAGTCCCAGCCGAACCTCGCTCGGCGGGCGAACAGCTCCAGATAGGGGCCGGGGCTGACCTGCTCAACGAAGTCGAGAAAGGCGTGTGGCTTCGCCGAGTGGTCGCGGCCGCCGCTGCGTCCCGACCTCATGTACGGACGTTTCGCTTCAAAGGCGGTCGGGATCGAGACATCGCCAAATGGAAGACTCCCGCGGCGGCAAAGCAAGACAATCTCGTGCCCCGGACGCCAGCCATGGCCCAGCCCGATCCCTCGCTTCACCCAGACCAGGGTTCGTCGCGCCGTGAAGCCCCAGGCCTCCGCGACGCGAACCGCATCCCCGTTGAGGAGTCGGTCATCTGTTGTCCAGAGATAAAGATGCGCTGCCGGAGCAGCCAACTCGCTGACACGCAGGGCGGCAAGTGCCTCGATCGACATCGTCTGATAGGGCAGTGGCGCCTTGAACTTGTGGTTCGTGTGTCGCTCGCCACGCCCATTCGTGCGCGTCGCAGCTCCACCCGTCCACCGAAAGTCCCACGGCGGATCAGCAACGATGGTGCGATAGCGCTTTTCGCTCATCGCACGCTCGCTGTTTTAGGATTAACGGCTCCACACATCTCCCAGAGGAGCCCCCGGGCTCCGTCCCCCTGCTTTAGCCACAAGCGTTTGCTTTTTCCTTTTGTCCCCTGTCCCCTGTCTACTGTGGGGGGTGTGACTGTCCCGCACCCGTCACGGTCAATGTCACGGCGCGTCACGTGACATCCCCGTCCCGTTCGCGTTCCCGCTGCTGGGCCTTGCGAGCGGCGCCGGTCGGGTCCTTCTTCTGCCAGCGCGACCATCTCGGGAACCTCGCGGTGAACTCCTTGGCGCTGTGCTTGACGAGCTCGATGATTGCCTCCTCGCCGTCGGCAGCTTGGGCGATGATCGCCTTCGCCTTCGCCGGCGACACGAACGCGCGACGCGCGAGCGTCGCGTAGCTCGCCGTGAGCGATCCCCCGTTGTTGCGGAGCTTCGCGAGCGCAAGCATCTCCTCGACCACAAGAGGGCCACCGGGACCGTGCTCGTCGCCGAGCATCTGTATCCGCGGGTCCGCCGTGAACCCCGTGTCTCTCGCGAACCAAATGCGCTGGCTCATACACGGGTGTCCATCTACGCCGCCCGTGACGTGTAGTGGGGCTGGGAAGGCAGCTGGAAAAGACGCCCACCATCAAGCAAGGGAGCAACCTCATCAACGGAAACCGGCTGCTCAAGTTGAGGCTCCGCGTGCCCTAGCTGGACCCGTCCCGTGGCAGTCTCCCCGAGCTGGTAGCCCTCGGCGTGAAGGCGGGCGAAGAACCCCTTCAGGTGCCGGCGGCCTGTTGCTTGGGCGAGCTCGGCGAGGGACAAGCCTGGCCCGGCGGTGTCGCGGTCGTGGCGTAGCGCGTCGAGCCCGAGCTGGTCGGCGAGGGTGAGGCCCTCGATGAGCGTCCCGGTCATATCCCTAGCCCGTCGTTGATCTCGATTGGTGAGTCGCGCGGTTCGGGGTCGGGTTTGGTCGCGTAGTAGGCGCGCGCTGCGAGCCAGCACGAAACGAACAGCGCGTGCGGCGTACCAACAGCGAGTTCGAGGATGGGGCGCTGAGCCTCCCACGCTGCATAGATCGCCTGACACTCGCCGGTCGGCATCTCGTCGAGAAGGGCGAGCACTTCGTCCTTCGTCTTGACCGGACTACGCGTTGGTGCGTTGGTCGTCGGCTCAGCCATCCGCCTTCTCCTCTCCCTCGCCAGCCCGCAGAAAATCGATGCACGAACACTCAGCGCAGGGCGTGTGCGCGCCATCGAAGACGTGCCGTCCGTCCTCGGCGACATTGCCGTGCAAGTCGGCGCTGTGGCCGCAGTCGCAGATTGCACTCTCGGCCCCTCCCTCGCCAGCCCGCACGACGGCAGCGTCAACGCAGGCGCAAAGCTCGCCATCTGGGGGCGACTCGCCGTTCTCGCAATGGGGGCAGTCGGGGTCGGCCAGTGCCGCAGCCAATCGTCCGACGATTTTCTCCAGTTCGCGTTCCCTCGGATTGGTCGAATCGAACAGGTCCGGCTCTCCCACGCCAGCTAGAGCAGCCCCGAGGTTGAGAAACGCGGCGAGAGCAGCAACGGCGTCCTTTGCGTGTGAGGGCCACGAGTAGTAGACGGTGTTCTCGTCTGCGGTTTCGAGCACGTCGGCGATGGCTTCGATTAGCTCGCCGGGCGGGTTCCGCAGCGCCTCCTCTAGCTCACGGACGCGGGCCTCGGCAGCGCCCAAGCCCAGCGCGGCGAGCAAGCGTTTAGCTCCCTCCAGCTTGCCGTCCGGGATGTGGTCGAGAGCTACCCCGGCGACCTGGCGCGCGTCCGGCAGTGTCTCCACGAAGCTCGGCGGCGTGTTCGGATCACGAATTGCCTCCAGCGCCTCTCGCCAGCGGCGAAGCAGGCCCGAGCAGGCGTCCCAGTTCTCCACTTCTCGATGCCGATGCGCAACCGCCTCGTCTCGTTCCTGCCGGGCCTCGTGTAGCTCGCGCTCGGCCGCCTCCAATTTGGCAAGCGCGCAGCGAGCGGCCTTCTCTAGGCGGCCCACATCACCGCCCTGAACATCGACACCCCACGACCAGCACCCATCGAACGGGTAGAGAGCGGTTCGCAGCGCCGTCACCGCCTCCCGCTCCTGCTCGTCTGTTGGCTCTCGATCGACGACGGCCTCACGTGCGTTGTGATCCTCGACCGCCCGGCTCGCCAGCTCGGGCGTATCGAGCACACCGATGAGCGGGTCATCGTCGGCCGGGCGTTCCCCTCGCTGCGCGTAGATTGTGCGGCCCACCTTCCGCCCAACGCGCCAGCGCCGACCCTCGTCTGTTGGCTCCAGGGTAGCGGCAAGGACAGGCCGGGCGGTGAAGCAGACACGTTCGTCGTCGAGGACTAGCCCGTGCTCGTCGTCGGGATCGATGCGCCCGACGCGAGCCGTGAACCTCAGGAACCACTCCAGCGCCGCTCGTTGATCCTCTGCCTCGGTCAACTCGACACGTTCGCCATCGGGCAGCGCGACGATCTCGAACTGCGGCTCCGTCTCGGCAGCGGCGTACTCACGGGCCGCACGCCAGCCAGCCTCGAAGGTCTGCTCCCATGCCGCCTCTAGGGCTTCTCGCTCACGCTCAGGAAGATCAGGCATCGGGAAACGCCTTGTCGAGCGCATCGTTGAAGTCCGCGAGCGCGATCACCTGCACGCCCTGCGTCATCCGTCGTTCAGCGAGATCGGCGTCGGCGATCGCGCCGTTCAGATCACCGAACAGGTCGCCTGCGATCCCCGTCTGCGTCACGACGGCCTGGCGCACGCCCTCCAGCGCGTCGAGGAGCTTGGCGCGCGCCTCGGGAAACGTCAGCCGCGCGTCGCGTTCGAGTTCGACCCTGATGATGCGCTGTTCGAGGTTGCCGCGCATCTGCCCGCCAAGCTCGGCTGTCCCCATCACACACCCCCAACAGGCGCGTCGTGTCGCACGGGCACGGCCCCCGGCCAGTAGAGCTGCGTGTCGAGCAGCCCTGCGTATTCGGGGAAGTATCGGTCCGTCTCATGCCGTGGTTCGACCTCGCCGGGGGAGGACACGAGCATGTCGCGTGGCTCGTCCTCGGTGAACGGCCAGGTGCCGTCTTCCTGCATCTCAACGCGCAGAAGCAGGTACTCGCCCCACGCGATGTAGTCGAGCACGTCTCGCGCGCGTCCCGTTTGCTGTTCCGTCTCGCTCACTGCTCACCCCCATCAGCCACAAGGGCTCCGATCAGGCCGAACACCCACAGGAGCGCGGGGAACACAATCGCGGCCACCCAGCCGTGGCCATGCCCGGCGGCTGTTTCCACGACGCCCATCACGAACAGCCCGGTGAGCGTGGAAGCCGTAAGCCAGAGCGCCGTCATTTCTGCGCCGCTCACTGTTCTCCCTCCCCAGAAGACACGGGCCGCACGTCCAAGAAGAACTCGAACTCCTCCACGGGCTTCGCGGCGAACGGGACCGCGAAAAAGCGATAGCCCGGATCAGCTTCAAGTTCCCACTCCGAGACCGCCTTGCGGACCGCCTCGATCCCCGAAGCCGCCTCGACCATCATCCCCTCGGCGTCGCCGTCCGCCGAGCTAAGTACCGCCCAGCGTTCGCTCATTGGTGTTCCTCCGTACTCGTAGACGCCGGCGGCTCCTCAAAGAGGTCGACCTCAATGCCCCAGAGCCCGTCGGGGTGCTCCCGCGTCGAGATCGTCACCACCGTCCCGTCGCCCCACACACGAACCAGCACCGTGCGCTCCGAGTTGAGATACAGCCGCGGGTTCGGCTTGCCGGCCTTCAACGCAGCGGCCCTCGGGTCCTGAGACGTCACGCTGCCGCCTTCACGATCAGGCGAGCCCGCTGGCGGCGCTTCCGCCCGCACTCAGCGTGCACCGACTCCCGGAGCTTCGCTCGCTGTGCGTCCGTGAGCACCGCGACCATCCGCCGGAGCGTGTCCCGGCCCTCCACGATCCGCGCCGGGTCGATCGCGGTGACGGCGTGGTGCGGCTCCAGGACAGCCCCCGCCCTGTAGTGCGCGTCACCTGACCGTCCCCCCTGCGCCGCAGCAGATCGGTGAGCCGCGCGTCGTAGCGCTGCTCGAGCGCGTGCCTGGCGTGCAGCTCGCTGGCGAACTCGCGGCGGTGCAGCTCGAGCAGCGCCTGGCCGAGCGCATCCTCGCGGTCAGCGAACCGCACGCCCGACCAGCGCGGCGCGTTCAAGATCGCGGCCCCTCTGGCTCGCCATGCTGCGACCAGGTAGCTCTCGGCGTCGCTTTCACCAGAGAGCGTCATCGGCCCTGCACCGCCATCGCTTCGTGGAAGCGGTCCCGATCCGTCCGCTGCTTCTCGTCGGGGAACATCCACTCCACGGTCTTGCCGTGCGCCATCGCGTACTCGATCTCGCGGTTGGTGCTCGATCCCACATAACCGCCGACGTTGACGACGTAGATGCCGTCGCTCAGGTCGATCTTGCGGAAGTGGAGCTGGTCGAGGCCCTGCTTCTCGGGCGTCGACTCGTCGCCGTCGCTGGTCAGGAACCGGGCACCACGCGGCTCGTCCGCATGGCCGAGCATCCCGAGCCCGATCACGATGCGGCCTTCGAGCGAGAGGTGCATGTTCGCCAGCGCGAAGGCGTCCGGGAACCGCGTCGATCCGCAGAGCGTCGTCACGATCGGACGGGCGACGCTTTGACCCGGTTGCGCCATCATGCAGCCCCCTTTCGTGGCCCGAACACCCGGTCAAGGACCCACACAAGCCCAAACTCGCAGGCGAACTCCTCAACCCCCACAGGCAGGTCGCCACGGGCGAGCCGGATCTTCCGCGCCATATCCAGCTGGCCATGGTGAAACACACACCCAGGCACCCACACGCGGGGATCCCAAAGGATCTCCCGGAAGTCCCTCTCGTCGCCCTCGGGGAGCTGGACCTCGCGTTTGATGGTTTGCCGGGCGATCAGGTGGCATCGCTCGAGCCGGCCGGAGCAGGGCGTGTCCGTGAACCTCGCCAGAAAGCAGGTGGCGGGCTCCCCGTGGTCGAAGCCGAACGTGTACGTGGCTTCCTCCCGGCGGCGGGCACGCGGCGGGGTGGGGCGCATCGGCTTACGCTGAAGCGGGGACTGCCTCATGCCGCCCGCCCGATGCGGTCGAATTGCCCATCGGGTGCGACCCTCTCGCTCCACGCAATGAGACGCTGGAGGTCCTTTCGGTCCGCCGCATGACGCCACCCCGCCTGCGACAGCGCCTCGGCGACACCATCGGCGACATCCCGCTCGTAGCGGAGCGCCGCGACCCCCTGGTCGCCCCTTGCGATGTCCGAGCACACACTCCACGCGATGCCTTCCTCGTGCGCCTTGAGGATGCGCTTCGCGAGCGCCACCCGGTATGCCTGCTCTGCGGCGGCACGCTTGCGCGCCTGGTCGAGCATCGCGTTCTCCGTCGCAGCCTGAGACTCCGATGCCTTCCGGGCCGCAGCCTTCGCTTCGGTGAAGTCGAACGGGTTGGCGTTGCCGCTCATGCCGCTGCCTCCACTGCCTGCTTCTCGACTGCCCGTGCGGCATTGAGTGCGTTACGCACACGGGCCACGGCACGGTTGCAGGCGAGGACCGCGAGAAAGTCCTTGGCGTCCGCCCGGCAGTCATGCGCAGCGAACGTCCCGTCGGCGCCGACGAGCAGGATCAGCCCCTTGTCCGCGTAGACCTCGGAGTCCTCGCCTCCGTGGCACTCGACGAGCGCGTGCATGTAGGCGGCGATCTGCAGGTGCTGCTCCACGTAGGTACGGGCAGCCGTCTTCAGATCCACAAGGACTTTCTGCCCGTCGATGTCAGCCAGCAAGTCGAACCGGCCCGCATAGCCGTGTGTCATCGACCCGACCACCTGCTCGACCAGGATCGGCTCCGGCCGGCTCGCCAACAGCCAGCGGCACAAGCCCTGGACGTAGCCCCGGACCTCCGGGTCGAAGTCGCCGAGCTTCGGCACGTCCCCCAGCTCGTTGTACAGCCTCAGCGCCTCGTGGATTGCGTTCCCGCGCTCGCCACCCGCGTCCCTCCGGGCGTCCGCCCCCTGGCCGGTCTGGCGGACCATGCTGATCGCATCCTCAACCGCGACCCGGCCGCCGTCCGGGTAGATGAGTGAGCCAGCGCGCTCCAGGCGAAGCGCGCCTTCCACGCCGCACCGCTCCGCCCAGCCAAGCAAAGCGGGCTTGTCGATCACCTTCAGCGCCGACGTGACGCTGATCGCAGGGATCCGCTCCTGCCCCCGGATGAGTGCGTAGCGGTGCGAGTTGGGCATGTACTCCACGGTGAAGGCGGGGTACTCGGTGAACTCCCGCTCGACGGTCTTGGCGCTCATGGCTTCGCCTCGTCGAGCCGGGCGCGGATCTCGAACGCGTGCGACGTGCTCAGCTCGGCAGCCGTCTCGATCCCCAGCGCGGCGAGCAGAAGGTCGAGCCTCTGCCCGGAGCCCTCGACCGCCTTCAGCACCTTGTCGCGCTCGTCGTCGGTCAGGAGCCGGTCGGCGCTCGGCCGGGCCGCCTCGGCGGGCTCAACCTCGGCCTCATAATCGCCCTGGGCGCCCTCCACGTCACCGTGATCCAACGGCTCCCCGAACGCCTGGCTGCCGTGGTCGGTGAGCCACGTCTCGTAGATCGCGCGGACGGTCCGTTCGCCGTCCGAGGTCATCGCGAGGGACTTCTTGCCGTTCGCGACCGTGCCCTTCACGTCGCTGCCCTTCAAGATCATCTTCGGGACCGCGTACAGCGACACGCCGATACCGAACTTCACCGCCGCGCGCTTCAACGCATCCGAGTACAGGGCCTTCCCGGTGCCTTCGCCGATGTCGCGTCGGGTCACGCCATCGACCGTCAGCCTGCACAGCAGGTTCTGGCCAGCGGGCTCGTACTCGTCGAACCACAAGTGCGGGACCACAAGATTGAGGCGATCCACGACGAGCCGGGCATCCATGTAGCTGACAACCAGCGCGTTCTTCGGATCGTCCTTCGGCCAAGTCGCCTGCACCTTGAACTTGATCGCCGCAGGGGCGAACGGGCGGCGAAGGTAGCGCGCCGCCTCGCGGTAGCTGTCGAGCGGGAACACAGCCTGCTCGGTGCCGTTGTCGGTAACGGTGGCGCTCATTACCTGCGCCCCTGTCCGGTGCCAGCATCGAGCCGGTCGAAGGCGTCGCCTTCCTCAGCGTCTTTCGCGTGACCCATGCGACGCTCGAACATGCTGTCTGTCTCCCGCACGAACTCGGCAAGCGCAGCATCCCGGGCAGCTTCAAGCGCAGACTCCGCCATGGCCCTGAAATAGCCGTCGGCCTTCATGCCGTGGCCCTCCGCGATCACCGCCTCCGCAGCATCCACTTCCCTCGGTGACGGTGCGCTAGATTGGATGGTTCCCATCGGGGGTTCACTCTCCTCGGGACACGCGCCGGGCGGCCGTAATCCGCGCCGGCGCTTTTATGTGCGCGGCAGAAACCTGTCCTGTGTGCGGCCGAAGCTGGTCGCGAACACGCCGCTCGTCGATCCCCAGCCGGGGACGGACGGGCTCCCCGGTGTCGAACTTGGGCTGTTCGGCGTACCGTCGCCGCAAGAGGTTGGAGACGCGCTCGATCATGCGGCCCTCCGAAGGTCACGGACGGTGAGCCCGCGGGTCTTGAGACGCACGTAGACGTTCGCGGTGCTCCACCCGAAGTGCTCTGCGATCTCGCGGACAGAGAGCCCGTCGCGGAGCATCTGTTCCATCTCGGTCTGCGTCTCGGGGCGCCGATCCATCCGTAGCTCAAAGCCGGCTTTCAGCAGCGCCTCGTTCCAGCCCAAGCGCTTCACCACAGTGTCGGTCGAGGGGTAACCGTCCGGTGCGATGCGCCAGTCCGTACAGGTCGGCGGCATCCCATCGTGGTTGGCAGCCCAACCCCCGATTGCGGCAATGATCGCCTCATCCGGCCATTCCCGGCAGGCCTGACAGGTCTTCGATGCGAGGCGGCTGTTGCTGGCACTGGTCGGGCCGTGGCAGCGATCGCACACACCCGCGTAGCGCGCAAGCCGGGCACGGTGCTTCCGTTCGTCCGGGTCAAGGCACCAGCCCGAAGCCGTTCCACGCGGCACACCGAGCTGCTCGGCAATCTCCCTGTACTTCAACCCCTCGGCGCGCAGCTCGCGTGCCCGCACCCGCAGAGCGGGGTCGTGTGGGGAGCCCTTAGGCATGGGTCGCCAGCCACCTTTCGGCCTCCGCAGCGAGCTGCTCCGCACGCAACGCATCCATGTCCCGGGCGCGCGCAACATCAGCCTCCCGCCACGCCCTACACGCCTCACAGGCCAACACCACGACGAACAGGACGCCGCACGCCAAGCCAACCCAGCCTTCGATAGGGAGACCAGCCATCACGCGCGGGCCTCCTGCAAGCGGGCGGCACGCGACCAAGCCGTGAGGCATCGCCGTAGGGCGTCCCTGTCGCCCGCCGCTGCTTCGCACACGTCGCACTCGCAATGCTCGTCGTGGCTCAGGGCCGTCGAGGTCAGCGCCTCCAAGAACAGCGCATAGGTCACGGCTGCCTCCGTATGCGCTTATAGAGAGCGAAGTGGTGGTCCGTCTCCCGCTGAGCCGCCTCGGCAGCCTGCAGCTTGTCCCCACGCTCAGCGTCGATCGCGTTGTCGGCGGTCTTCGCGAGCTCTATCCCGAAGTGCCGTAGCCGCTCCCAGTAGGCCACGTCGTAGCCGATGCGGTCGAACGCTTCGTCGATGACAGCGGGCGCGCAGCAGTCGCACGAAGCGCGCTCCCAGTGGTCGAGCGCTGCCGCGAGCGTCAGGCGGACCGTCTCTGCGTTGACGTACGCAGCGTCGTGGGCCGTGGGCAGTTTGGTGTTCACCCTCGCACCCCAAGAACCCCGAGCCCATCTACCACCATGAGCGCGCAGTTCCCGCAGTCGGCGGCGAACTCAAGCACCGCGCTAGCGTCGCCGTCCCCCTGCAGGAACTGGCGTTGCGCGTACGTCAGCTTTGCGACGTGGTAGAGCAGCTCCGCGATCCGCTGATCCGGTGTCATCCCCAGCCATCCGTAGGGACCGCCGCGACCGCCCTTCTCGACATTGGCACGCAGCTCGCTCGCCATCGATTCGCGAAAGCGGTCGAGCGCGTCTAGGCAGCGGCAGGTTCTGTCGACGTCATAGGGACCGCCGCAGGCGTGACACCGACCGATAGGCCCCGCAGGAAGATCGGGCATCAGCGGACGGGCCTATCAAGAAGGGTTTGGTAGGCCGCCTCGTGTAGATCGTCTGCCAGCTTCTCGGCCAGCGACTCGTACTCGTCGTGGCTAAGGCCGTGGCCGAACAGATTTTCGTCAGCCCACATCGCAATCTGCTCGATGAAGCCCGTGAGGAACATGTCGGGGGACTGGTGCATCACGCGCCTTCCCCATCGCCCACGAGGGCCGCGACCAGGCCGACCGTCCACAGGAGCGCGGGGAAGATAATCGCGGCCACCCAGCCGTGGCCATGTTCGGCCACGGTTTCCACGATCCCCATCACGAACAGCCCGGTGAGCGCGGAAGCCCCAAGCCAAACCGCTGTCGTTTCTGCAGCGCTCATGCGGCCGCCCTCTCGTCGGGCCACAGCTCATCTACGGAGCGGCCGAGCGCCTCGGCGATCATCTTCTGCGTCTCGGGCTCGGGTGTGTGGACACCGGAGCGCCACCGCGACACCTGCGTCTCATGCACCTTCAGCTCGCGTGCGAGCGATCTGCTGGTCCGGTGAGCCTCGAACAGCGCCACGTCCAGCGGGGTCCTTGTTGACATGCCTACTACAATACGCCTACTTGAGTAGGTTGTCAAGGGTATGGCGCAAAAGATTTACTTCCACGGATGGAAGGACGTTTTGGCCATGAGCTGCGAGAAGCGCGGACTGCCGCGAAGCTCAGCCGTAGCACGCTGGCCCGGCTCACCGTCCGCACCGGCGACGTGGGGATCTCGCCCGAAGCGATCGAGGCGCTCGAGATGAAAGACGGCCGCAGACCCGACGACCGCACGATCTTGCTGCTCGGTGCCGCGCTGACGACAGCGGGGCAGGTGTTCGTGCCCTACGCCCTCGCGAAGGCCCGCCAGGCGTTCGACGAGTGGCAGGTGGGAAGGGAGGCGGCGCTCGCGAACCTCGCCCGCGCCGCCCCGGTCCTCGCTACATCGCCCTCAGACGCCGGCGCCCCAGGCGACCTAGACCAAGCTGGCCAGTCGTTTGAAGAGCTTGCGATGAGCGCCCTAGCCGCAGAGCAAGCACGGAACCCGGCGGCGGCGCGTGCTGTGAAAGATAGGCGCCGATGAGGACCCCGACGTCATGCGCGGCGTGAGCCTCCCAGCGCTCGACCGCCTCGGAGTCGCCCCCCTCGTGTAGCTGCACGATCGGCCGCTGATCCATCCGGTCCTCCAGTCCATCGACCGCTTCAATCCCTCCAGCGAGAGCCCCGCCCCGGCGGTCCTCGCCAGCGGGACTACGAACACTAGTTCGCGTCCGGACGGAACCGTTCCGCGCATCAGCCTCCATGCTGCACCCCTCTCCCCGCATTGGCTGGTCCCGTAGGGGTCGCCGCCACACGTCCCTTGAAAGCGATTCCTATCGTGAGATCGTTCGCATGTCAATCACTTCGGGCACCGAGGCCTTGACGCACAGAAGCCCCGCCGACCACAAGGGCTGACGGGGCTTCTGGGGGACGATAGGCGACCGGCTGCTAGCCGACGTGATACCAGATCGATCCGACGCCGCGCGAGAGGAATCCAATCCGCCGGGCGGTTGCTTCAGTGAGATCAAACGAGCGCCCTTCGACATACGGCCCACGGTCGATCACGCGCACGTCCACACACGGTCCAGAGCGGTTGAGACAAACCCGGACCCGGGCGCCACACGGGAGCGTCTTGCTTGCTACGCCGAGCGTCGAGCTCGTGAGACTGCCGCCGCCACACGCGAGTGGGCCGCCGCTATCCGCCGGGCCGTACCAGCTAGCAACGGCTTCGCTGAGATGAGGACGCGAAGGATGGTGTTTCGTCCACAGCCGATCGCAGCGCAGAGTGCGGCAGACGCGGTGGGGTGCCTGTCTATGAATCGCCGGCGCATGAAACGCGGCGAGAGCGGTGACGAGAGCGAACAGTCGGATGCATCGAACCTCCCTACTGGTTGTGCGCAGGTCGCACGGACCGACGCCGAGCACGCCGCACTGGCGTCTTCCGTCCGAAGACGGGCGAGCTTCTCGAGCTAGCGGGGCGTGATCCCGAGATACCGCCGGACCGGGCCCCGCAGCCACCGCCGGTACACGGCATCAGCGAGGACCAGTGCGACCGCCGCGCCACACGTCACCCGGGCCATTGGCTACTTGGCGGGCGGCCAGCCGTAGCCGTGGAGAAGGCACGAGACGCGCACCCAGGCGAGTGGTGCCCAGTACCAGGTCTTCGTGACGGTCTGGCCGTGGGACAGCGTCCAGACCTTCCCGGTCTTCCAGACGCCGTCCCATTCGACGTGGGCGAGCGTGTAGGCGCTCATCAGAATGGCCCGTTGAGCGTGAACTTGTCGGCACCGGGCGTGACGGTGCCGTCCTTGGCGACTTGCACGTACTCGCCCTGGATGACGTTGTCGACGCCGTCCTGGGACTCGACGGTGAGCCGCAGGAAGCCCCAGCTCGAGGCGTCGCCGTACTCGTAGACGACGTCCTTCGTGACTTCCTCGCCGGGCGTCGCGCCGGGGGCGAGCTCGTGCAGGTTGTGGTAGCCGCCGTTGCCGACGACGAGGTACGTGATCTCGCGTTCCCAGAACTTGCGGGTGAAGCGCTGGTAGTCGTGGACATGCCCTGAGAGCACGATGTTCGGGCAGCGGCCGGCCGCCTCGAACGCCTTGTCGAGCAGTTCGCCCATCCGCTGGCTGCCGCCGTGGTGAGCGTCGATCGAGTACGGCGGGTGATGCAGCGACACGATCAGCGGCTTCCCGGCCGGGGCGGCCTTCAGCTCGCCCGCGAGCCATTCCGCCTGGTCGGCCTGGATCTCGCCGCCCGACGGTACGTTGCTGTAGAGGCCGATGATCGTCACGGCCGGGTCGAGCAGCGTCCAGTAGCAGTAGGGCTGGGTGATCGTGTCGCGGTTGTACTCGGCGAACTGCGGCAGCAGCTGGGGCGTGCTGGCGCACAGGTTCGTCATGAACGCGGCGAGCTGGTCGCCGCCCTCCCCGTCGTGGTTGCCGGGGATCCCGAGGATGTGCCGGTTGTAGCCGGCGTACGCCTCGTAGAACTGCGGCCCGTATTCGGGGGGTTCGCCGGTGAAGTAGTCGATGTCGCCGACGTGCCATGCGAACGCGACGTCGGGGCGCGCGCTCAGATCGGCGGCCATCGCCTTCGAGACCGCGAGCTGCGGGGCGGGTTCCTTCACGCCGCCGGTGTCGGCGAGCACGTGAAAGGTGCGGCCCATGCGTTCGCTGGCCGGGATCTCGAGTTCGGCGCTCGTCCGCCGGAGCGCCCCGGCCGGGCGCGGCGGGAGGGCCTGGAAGCCTTCGCCGCCGCTCTGTAGGTGCTGCGCCTGCTCCCGTGCGGAAGCAGGCGCGATCCCGAGCCGTCTCATGACGTGCCCCCGTACTTGGTCTGGACTTCGTGCAGGACGTCGAGCGCGCAGACCGTGTCGAACAGCCCTTCGCCTTGCTCGAGCGTGATCGGCGTGCCGCCGGCGACCGTCGTTTTGAGCGCCTCGACGTCCGCGGCGGCCAGCTCGGTGACCTGCTCGATGAGTTCCGCTGTCGTCATGCCTGGAACCCGTCGACGAGCGCGGCGAGCTTCGAGAAGTCGACGATCCCGAGCTGCAGGATCTGCTCCGGGAGCTTGCTTTCCCAGTCCTTCGGGACGAACACCATGTATTCGTCGAAGTACTCCTTGTCGAACTCCTCGGTCGCCGGGATCGCGGTGCCCCACGTGATGTGGAGAGCGCCCTTGCGGAGCGTCGCCTTCGGCCGGATGACGCAGTGGCCGCCGTCGATCGGCGAGCCCTTCACGACGGACCACGGCTTGCCTTCCTGCGCCTGCTGCAGCGCCGATTCGGGGCATTCCATCCCCTCGTACAGGCAGCCGAACAGCTCGAGCGCGACCTGCTCGGCGTCCTCGTCGTCGACGGACACCTCGGCCTCCGCCTCGATGTCGGGTTTGCCCTGCAGGCCCACCGTCCGCAGGTAGTCGGCTGCGGCGGCGAGCGTCCAGCCCTGGTCGGTTTCGGGCTTGCCGGGCACGTACCCGGACTGCTCGTACATCCGCTCGACGTCGCTGTCGGCGACGGTGAACTGCTCGCCGGCCATCGCGTGGAACAGCTGGACGGCGTGCGCGGCGCCCGCGCACGTGCAGTCGCCGAGCTGGTCGTTGAGGAACATCGGCCAGCTCGAGACGAGCGTGGAGTAGTCGACAGAGGCCTCCTCGGCGACCGGCCAGGAGCTCTTGGCCTTCTCGATGTCGATGAAGTCGCGGACGTTGATCTTCGGCTTGGGGGAGCGCTCGGAGCGGCCGAGCTTCATGCCGTGGGCACGCAGAGGATGGGCAGGCATAGGGGTTCTCCTTCGGGTCGGGTTGAGCAGGCGGGAAGCGCCCGGGGCCCACGCGGGGCCCCGGGCGTGGTCAGCGGTTGGTCAGGCGGTCTGGCGGCTGACCAGGGCGTGCGCGATGACTGCGGCAGCGCCGACGACAGCGGTGACGATCGAGATGATCGTCCCGGCTTCCTGGTTGTCGATCAGCGCGAACGACACGACCAGCGAGACGACCTGGCCGGCGACGACGATGATGGACGTGACGATCGCCGACGGTTCGATCTTGCCGCTGTGGATCGCGTTCGCGATCAGGCCAGCGGCGGCGATCCCGCCGGTGGTTGCGGCGACGATCAGCCCCTGCTGGGCGGAGTCGATGACGCCGAGGCCGGCGACCATGCCCGCGAGGGCGGTCACGATCGCAAGGATGGTTGCGTTGAGAGATGACGCCTGAAGCTTCAGGCGGAGAGAGGCTGACATGGGTTCCTTTCGTTAGGGGCTCTACTTGGGGGGCTGCTCTACGCGGTCGGAGCGGCACTCACGGCGTCGCACAGACCGGGCCGGCCTTGGCGCTCGCGCCCTTCGAGTTGACGGCGCGGAGCCAGAAGCAGTACGGGCGCCCCGGCGTGACTTCGGCTTTGTTTACCGCCGAGGTTGCTGTGACGGTCGTCCAGGGCTGACCGACAGGCACCCATGACGGCCACGGCCCCGTGCGGTAGAGCTGGTAGCTCGACGCGCCCGCATCGGCGTTCCAGCTCACCGTGACGGCGCCCGTGCCCGGCGTCGCCTTCAGGCCGCTGGGCGTCGCCGGCGTTTCTACCGGCGGCGGCGGAGGTGGCGGCGGCGTCGTTTCGGTCGTGACCGGCGGAGGAGGCGGGGGCGGCGGTGTCGTTTCGGTCGTCACCGGTGGCGGTGGGGGCGGTGTGCCGCCGACCGTCGTGCCCGGCGCGAGCCCGCCACCTTCGATGTTCTGCCCAGCGTGCGCCGAGTCCTCGTAGACGGCGATGCGCTTGATCGAGAAGCTGTTGGTACCCGCGAGCGAGCTCGACTGGCGCAGCGCGTGCGTGAGGATCAGCGACATCATCGGCTTGTTGACACCGCACGGTGCTGGCAGCGTCCAGCGCTTCACGCCGTCGATGTACTCCGCCTCGGTGTTGTCGGAGTTGAAGACCGTCGTGTAGGTGTGAAAGCCCGTTTCGGGGTTCGGGATTTCCGACGCCAGTTTGTACGCTTCGTGGCTGACGCCGCAGCCGCCGATCTGTGCTTTCCAGACGGGCAGCCCCGCGTAGTATTCGGTGTGGTTCCACTCCCAGCCCTCGAAGAAGTCCGCCTCGTCGGTCCAGCCGGCGTCGGTTGACCACCATCCGGGGTCCTCGCCTTCATCGCGCGGCGGGAACTGCGCCACGACCTCGAAGGCGAAGCTCTGGCCGCCGCCCGGGCGCCACTTGAACGAGGAGGTCGAGACGCCGCCGCACGTGTAGGGCTTGCCGCTCACGACTGATTCCTTCGTGCAGAGAAGCTTGAGCAGGCCGTTTTCCTCGACGACCTTTGACGGGCGCTCCGCCATGATTTCGTTCGAGTTCGAGCAGCAGCCGTTGTCGTGGGAGTGCGCCGCGAGCGTGCCGTCCAGGCCCGGGCCGCTACCGAGCGGGGCACCGAACGCGTCGGCGTACGCGACGCTCCACGAGCCGCCGGGGCCGTCAGGCGCGGCGGGGACCGCTATCGCCGCGGTCGCACGGACGCCTTGGTGTGCGGCCGCGAACGGCACGAGCTTGAAGACGGGCTTGTGGCCTTCTGTGGGCGCGCGAAAGCCCGCAGGCCGCGGCGCCTGACGGGTCGTGTGAGCTGCGCCGCCGCAGCCCACGATGAGTAGGACGGCGAGAAGCGCTACGGCGAGCCCGAGCTTCTTGATCATGGTCGTCTCCTTGGCTTGAATCCGGCAGCGATCAGGTACTCGCGGCCACTGGGCAGATCGAAGAACCCGACCGTCGTCCCTTTCGTCCGGGCGGCCCAGAACTGCTGGCCCTTACCCGGCATGGTCGCCTCGAGAAGACTGTGTTCCAAGAGCGCCGTGTTCGCCACCCAAAGCGTCAAGTGGAGCCCGACTCCGTCGGCGAGCTCGGGGGTGCGTTCCAGTTCATGGGTGCCCATCAGGGCGGTCAGGATCCCGCCCGCTTTCAGCACCCACGAGTCCGCTTTCGAGCAGTCCAGGCCCTTCAACGTGGCGCCGCCGTACACGTAGGGGATCTTCAGCGCGTCGAGCCGGACCATCTCGTCGTAGCACTCCTGGATCTGTGGCCAGACGCTCACCGGATTCCCTCTCGATGCAGGCGTGCGATGTCGCGGTTGATCCGCGCGTGCGCGTTGCGCCACTTCGTGCAGGCGTGCTTCACATGCCTGGGTTTGTGGTCGTAGCCGCGCAGGCACTTGTAGCCCGCGAGCGCGTGGTTCAGCGAGCTGCGGCGGCGGTAGTCGCGGTGCAGGCGAGCCACCCTTTCGCCGTGGATGCGTCTGGCGCGCTGCGCTGGCGTTTCCGGCCGGACGATGGGCTTCTCGATTTCGCGGCACTCGTTGCCGCGGCGCCGCGCGAGATCACTCAGGTACTGGCCGCCCGCGATGTCGTAGCCCCGCATGATCGAGCAGGCCGAGAAGAACGCGCCGCGGTGGACGTCGTCGAAGAGCGCCCGGTTATTGCGGAACACGTAGGCGCCGACGTTGTACGCCAGGTCGTCGAGGGCGTTGTATTGGTGCTGGCCGCAGGCGTTGCCGCAGGCCTCGCGCACGGCCCACTCGTAGCTGTCGCGCACGCTCGTCGACAGGTTGTTGAGCGCGGCCTGGTAGCTGGCGAAGCAGAAGCCGGCGTATACGGGTCGTCCGTTGGGGAGCCGGGTCTGGCCGAAGCCCACCGTGTAGACCCCGCCGAAGGGATCGAAATAGGCGCAGCGCTCATATCCCTCTTCCCGTCCGATGACCTGCAGCCCTTCCTCGTCGATCGTGATGCGGGACGACCCGAGTTGCACCCCGACGGGCATTGGCCCTTCCTGCTTGCGTTCGGTCGGGGTCGGCACCCGCGATGACTGCGGCGGCACGATGATGCTCGCCGCCGGGATCAGCGGCGAGGTGACTTCCCGGCCATCCGGGGCGATCACCTTGGCTGTCGTGGCCAGCTGGGCCGGCCGGCGAGGAGATACCGGTGCGGAACCGCAGCCAGCCACGATCAGAGCAGCGAGGAGCACCGCAAAAAGCAGGGACTTGCGCATGTGACCTCCGGGAGCTAGAGGAGATTGGGGCTAGCGAGCAGGTGGAATGGAGCGCGCGAGCTTGCTCAGGGCAGCCGGCGGCGGTTCACGCCTGGCGAACGGCACCGCCTTGGGGAAGTGATAGGTCCGCGGGTGGTCCACCGCGTATTCGCAGTTGGGCGTCAGCGGGTGCCATGCCTTGTGTTCGGCGAAGACTTCGAGGTTGTGGACGTAGCCCTTTGTGAGCGCGAGGCCTTCGCGTTCCTGCTGCACGCTCTCCTGTGGGTTGGGAGCATGCGGGATCGTCAGTGCGAGCTTCACGAGATGGGCAGTCGTCGTGTCGAAGCGGTAGTCGTCCAGTCGCGCACCGTTTTCCGCCTGCGTGCGTTCGTTGCCGCGATAGCAGGAAGCGATCTGATAGGCGCGCAGAGCCTTGGTTGCCCGCTCGGCTTTGGTGGCCGCATGGGTTGCCGCGTTCGTGTCGTGGATGGCGATCGCGATCACCGCACCACCGATGACTAGGACACCGACGATCGCGACAACGACCGCGATGATGCCAGCGTGGTCCCGCTTCATGGGTGGATCACCCCCGTCGCCAGCAGCCAGATCGCCGCGCTTCCCGTGACGAGCAGCCCGACGAGATCCCTGTCGCGCGGGAGCTTCACTCCCGACCGTTCCTGTAGGTGACGGCCAACAGAACGCCGCTGACCGTGCTCATCTGCCCGCCAACGGCGGCGAGGACCGCTCCGAGCGGACCCCCCAGATATGCCCCAACGGTAATCAGCGGAAGCGCCAGCCCCAATGCGCCGATAAACCACGGCGGCAGGCGCAAACGTCCCCTCTTGCGCCCAGTCGTAGATGGCTGGCTGCGCGACCCGTTCTCGCGCTGCGGACGATCGGCGCCCATTCATCGAGCCAATCCGAACGCGTTGGGTGCGCGAAGTCCTGCTCTGCGGGGGATCGCGGACAAGTTCGGCTCCTCGGGTTTCGTGATACGGTCACGGGATGGTGAGGCGATGGATCGCCCCGGGGATCGCGGCGCTGGCGCTGGCGGGCTGCGGCTCCTCGAGCTCGCCTTCGGAAGCCAGCTACAAGGTGTGGCAGAACGGCTGCAAGACGCTCACCACGTTCACGCGCGCCGAAGTGATCCAGACCTGGGGGTCGGGGGCGATCGTCAACGGGGAACTCCGGGGTGGCCCGGCGGCGATCAACAAGGAATGCGGCGGCGCTTGACTTCCGGCCCGGTTGGGAGGACAATGCTTGGAAAGTTGCCCCCCGCACCGCGCTAACGGCCGGGGGGCTGGCCATCACGAAAGGACCGTGACGACAATGCGCAGACTAGCTTTCCTTCTCGTCGTATTCGCCTCGCTCGTTTTCGCATCGGGCGCAGGCGCCAGCCCGGTCAAGGTGTATGTCCTGCATCGGCCGAGGCACGAGAAGTGCCGGGTCCACTATGTCCGCGAGGTCCGCCACGTCCGCCGGCACCACCACAGGATCCGCGAGGTGGTGTGTGTCTACGTTGCGCCGAAGCCGGCCACGATAGCCCCAGCCCCCAAGGCCACGCCCGTCGCGACCGCCGTGCCGGCGACGATCCGCCTGCACACGCACCTGGACCCGGGCTTCGTCCAAGACCCCGGGAACCCGCTGCGGGTCACCTACAGCTTCTCCGCCAGCGCAAGCCAGACGATGCTCGCTACCCCGCGGGTCGCCGAAGCCGCTCCCCTTCCCGAAGGGATCCTCGATCTCTACTCGGATGGCGTGCTCGCCTGCTCGATCAACGTCGGGCCAAGCGCGTCAGAAGGCGAGTGTCCCGTGACCTACTCCAGCTATGGCACGCACACGACGGTCGTTGAGTATCTCTCGGGCTCCAACTCGGCCACAACGGGCAACGAACCCGAGCTGATCGAGCCGTTCCCAGCAGTCATCCAGCGCGCTTGGGGGAGCGGGGAAACGTTCCCTTCCGCCACCGTTCGCGTGGGCACCACGGGCGAAGTCGAAGTTACGGATGCGAGCTTCGAGGGCGCTGGCTCCATCGGGGTGGAAGATTCCTTCGGCGATAGCTGCGAAGCACCGGTGACTTCGACCCGCGCCGTATGCACGATGCCGGTCTCGGGGCCGCCGAACCATCTGACGATCAGATACCCCGGCGGCACTACCGTCGCCGCGACTCGCTCATGCGGGCCGGAATGCACGCAGCAAGTGACCGAAGAATGGCCCCCCGCTGTCGTCCATCTCGAAGCGCAGGTCATCATCGTCGGCTAGGCCGACGGGGCTAGGCCAGCAGGTAGCTGGACTGGATCAGTTCGGTCGTGCCGGAGATCGGTTTCACCTGCCAGCGGGACCGTGCCGGGAGGGGGAAGGTGACGACCGTGGTGGCGGTCCCGGTGCTGGGCGCGCCCGCTTCGGGGGACGCGATCGTAACGAACGCCGAGCCTGTCACGGCGATCACCTGCACCTGCACCGCCCAGGCCAGTTTGGACTTGATGTTCAGGAGGACCGTTGCTGGCCGGGTCAGGCTCGCTTCATACGCGGTTTCTACTCCGCGTGTCGTGAGCGCACCGTATTCGTTTGCTGGGGGCGGCAGGTTGCCTGCCGCTGCGGGCTGGACGTTTTCGATGTCCGCCGCCACGATCGATGTTGCTTTCGCCGGGACGAGCACATAGGCCAGCAGGAGGGAGCTGACGGGCGTCGCGCCAGCGCCTTTGTGGTTCGCCAGCGTGGCACCGGATTCGGCCGTCCCTTTGACGACTTCGAGGACGGCTTCATTGCCGGTTCCAGCGTAGGCTTCATCCTTGATCCGCAGCACAACCTTGTCGATGCGCGGGTTCGTTTCGTTCGACGCGGTGATCGCAAGGTTGACGGTCGCCGCGTTGCGAATGTAGTAGAGGCCCTGTGAGGTCGTTGAGGTCCCGGGCACCCACGCCTGCCCTACCCCCACGTTGACCGACATGTTCGCGGCAACGTGTTCGGAAACCGAGTAGTCGCTTGTCGTCACGGTGCCGCCCGTCGAGCCGATCAGCGTCGAGATCGCGTCCCGGAACAGTTCGGCGCCGTGCGAGCCGCTCTGTATGACGAATGGCGGGTTGACCAAAGCCATTTGGGCCTCCTATGCGATGCGGACCCAGGAGCCCGTGTGGAAGGACGCGAGGCCGAACCCAGGGAGCCCGGTGATCGGTTTCAGGTTCCCGATGACGATGACGGCGTGCCCGTTGGCGGGGTCGCCTTCGGTCCGGGTCGGGTCGGTGATGACGAAGTTCTGCTGGCGTGCCAGCGCTTCGACTTTCTGCTGAAGTTCGTTGAGGAGCGTGAGCAGCCCGAGCCGGCCGGGCGGGTTGATGCCGGTCACATCAACGGCGGGGCCGGGGCGAGCACGTTCGCCGAGGACACGGGCGGGAGCCCAAGATCCAACAGGAGTGTCGACACGCCGCTCTCCTTTACCGTTGCTGTCCAACCGGTGATCCGCCACTCGAAGCTCATGCCGTTCGGCCACCGCGGGTCGCTGTTCGTCCCTTCGCCCGCCACCGGGTCGACCTGCCAGATCAGGTCGTCTCCGAGGCCGAACTGCCCGAACGTGATGAGCGACGGGTCGAGAGTGCCGCTTTCGTTCGGCTGAGGGATCGGGAGCGTCAGCGACGGGGTTGTGACGGGCCACGACAGCAGGGTGAGATCACCGAGGGCGATGTCGCCGAGGACACCCTCGTCGTTGACCTGGACGTGGGAGATCGCGGCTTCCAGACGCGGGTAGCCTGCGGCAATCACGTTCTCCGCTTCGGCCTCGAGCGGCTGGATGCCGCCGGACCCCGAGCCGGTCTCCGAGATCACGTTCGCCTGCTTCGAGGAGTCGAGGTCGTAGGTGTAGTCCCACACGTTGCGGCCGAGGATCACGATCCCCGACTGGTCGGCTGTCCTGCCTTGCCGGGGGTAGTAGAGGTTGAGCGTGACCGCCGGGATGCCGTTGACGTATTCCCAGGTGAAGCCGTAATCGAAGCCGAGCTCGAAACCCATCTGCGACAGGGTTTGCAGCACCGAGTCGATTGTCTGGAGCTGGTTGCCGGGGTAGGAGACCGCGACTTTCTGGCCGGAGCCGCTGGCGGGTGAGAGCGCGATTTTCAGGCCGCCGAGGATCTGGCCTTTCGCGAGGGCTTCTTCGACGACCTGCTGGGCGATCGCCATCGGGTCTTCGCCGGCTTCCCATGTCGTCGAGTAGTCCGCGGCTTGGAGCCGTGACTGGAGGTAGGAGCCGAACTCCTGCGCGCCGACGGTGAGGATCTTGGTGGTCTGCTGGTAGCGCTGCGTCCAGATGATGCCGCCCCACACGATCTCGCCGAGATAGTCGACGAACAGGGCGGTCCGGCCGGGGCTGGTCGCCTTCAGGTATTCGATCGACTGGACCCGCTGGTCGGCGATATCGATCTGCCCCGTCCAGGATCCCGGCGAGTTGACCTTCTGCCCGAACGTGACGTTCGTGTAGGGCAGCAGGTCGAGTGGCGCCATCGTCACGAGGTCGTAGGCGAGGTAGGTGAAGGGGTTGGGCATCTAGCCGAAGGTGCGCGTGACTCGGACAACCACATCGTCTGTGGCGGCTACGGGGGCGCCGCCGCTGGTTGAACCGACGCCGCGGAACCGCCACGGGCCGACTGCGCTGTCGCTCGCGGGGGTCGCGACGATGGCGTGGTATGCGCCTGGGCCGTCGCGGATGATCGCTTCGAGCGTTTTGACGGCTTCGCCGTTTGGCTCGTATTCGACCTTCACGACAGCCGGGTCGATCCCGGTGCCGGAGGGGAGTCCGAGCCCGGCTTCGAGGGTTTCGCGCTCGGCATCGGTAAGTTCGCGCGAGGGGAACCCGAAGCGATAGATGATCTGGCTCCCAGCGGGGCAGCGCTTGATGCTCACAGCTCGACACCTCCAACGGCCGGGATCAGGACGCTCGCGCCACCCGCGGCGGGAACCAGGACGGCGGCGGAGCCAATGGCGGGGCTGACGAGCTGCGCCCCGCCGTAGGCGTAGGCGAAGACGAGCGCGGCTTCCTGGAGCGTGACGACTCCGATCGCGCCAGTGCGGGTACTGATCGTGGCCGTCGCGGTGAACTGGGCGTGCAGGCTGCTACGTGTGCCCGTTCGGCTGACGGTCATTCCTGTTGCCACAAGGCGGCCAGCGAGGATCGCCTGAGCCCCGGTGCGCGTGGTCACGCTCGCCTGAACGACGCGTTGCGCTGTGAGCGTCGCTTGGGTTCCCGTCCTCGACGTGATCGCTGCGGAGACGAGCTTTCCAGCGGTCGTGTTGGCGATGGCGCCGGCTCGTCCGATGATTGATGCGCTGGCTACCAGCTTGGCCGTGAGGTTGGGGCGTGTGCCGGTGCGCGTCTGGATCGCGCCACTGGCGACAAGAAGGCCTGTCGTGACGCCCTGCGTGCCTGTGCTTCCGATGATCGCCGCTTCGTAGGTTTTTTTGCCGGTCTGCGATTCGAAATGGATGTTGGCGCTGTTGCCGCCTTCGTCTTTGCCGTTCGGGAGGTACAGCGTCGTGCCTTCCGCCAGCGTCACGTCTTTCAAGGCGATGTAGAGCGGGAGTTCTTTCGTGCCCGCAGGGAGACTGAGGGTCCACGGTTCCCCGGCTTTCGAGGATTCGAGGCGGCCTAGCGCTTCGGCCGTGCCGTTGCATGTGAGGGTCGTGACCGTCTGGGTGGTGCCCGCTTCCACCGCGAGGCCGAATGGCGCGCCTGCGCCTTTGTTGTTCACCGCAAGAGTCCCGAACGTATTGGACTGCTGGATCCCTTGGTGGTGTTCGCCTAGGGAGGCCGGGGCAAAGCGGACGGTGCCATACGTCAAGCCGCCGCCCTGAAATTCCGCGCTGAAGAACGTCAGTTCAATCGTCGAACCGGCCGCTTCCTGCAGCGTCAAGCTCGTTGATTTTTCGGCGGCCCACGCGTTCCCGCCGTTCGTCAGCACGATCGTCGCGCCGCCCATCTTCAACGACCGTTCGGTGCTCCCCGACATTTTCACGGTCGGCACCGTCACCGTCTGGCCGTTCAAGTCGAGCGTGCCCTGTTCCAGCGTGATACCAAGCGATTCCGTCGAGCACGTCAACGCATCCAGCAGCTTGTACGATCCGCCGCCCGCGAATTCCAGGGTGCACATCGACTTGCCGGCCGTCGTGACCGTTTCCACGGTCCCCGACGACCCGACGAACCGGATGACCATGCTGCCCGCCACCGCGAAGTTCATGCCCGACACGAGTTTCAACGCCACACCCGTGCTCGACGTGGTGCCCAACGTCAGCATCGCGGTCGACGTGCTTGTCCATTTGCCGGTGTAGCCCGTCGCTACGACGAGCTGCTTGGCTTTGCTGGTTCGCGAGTTCCATTCGCAGTCGTTGTTGTCTTCCCCAACGAATTCGGCTTCGCTCGACGCCCCGGGGAGCGCGGCGCCTTCCCAGTTCGCAGCCGTCCCCGCTTTCCCGACTTCGCCGACTTTGCCGAGCCATTTCTTGACGGTCAGCAGCAGGTAGCCGAAGACGAAGAGGAGAGTGAGCTGCGCGCGTAGGAACTGGCGGAACACCGTCTGCTCAGACCACGTAGGCGTTCTGAAACAGCTGGCTCTTGGTGACCCTGTAGATGTCACCTTCGGCCAGTGTCTTTGCTTCCGGTGCCTTGTCTACTTTCGTGCAGGTGCCCGCCGTTTCCGCCGAGAAGTACAGGACGAACGTCACCACGACGGCACCGGAAGCTTCGACTTCCCGCCCGGTGGCGTCTTCGTTGAGCAAGTTCGCCGCCGAGCCGAACGCCGTTTTGATCCGTTTCGTTTTCGCCCCCGTGTGCTCGGTGAGCTTCATGATCTTGCTCGTCGCTTTGACCGTGACCGTGAATTCGATGTGTTCACCCACGGTCGCCGATTCCGCCTGCGCCTTGGTGTAGGCGATTTCGAATTCCGACGTGCTCACTTTGCGCACGTAGTACGGCACCCCAACCACGATGCCGCCCGCTTCTTCCCCGAGCGTCGTTTTGCCGTTGAGTTCGGTGAAGACGATGATGTCGCCAGTGTTCAGTCCGTGGCCGACCTTTTTGATGACCCGCGACGGCGCCGTGGATTCTTCCGGCACAACTTCGGTCTGGGAGGCGACCGTGACCCATTCCGGGGAGATCGTTGGCGCTTCCTTGCGAGTGGTCGCGTTGCCCTGGGCGTTCAGCATCTCTCCGGTTAGCGGCATCGTTGCTCCTTTTCGTGGGGCTCAGAGCCCGATATGCGCGGCTTAAAGGGCGATATACGCGTCGGCGGATTCGACGGTCAGCGTCCCCGTCACCTGTGTGGTGTCGGCCGACGTGAACTCGAGCGCGTTCATTCCGGGCGGCAAGTTGAACCAAGTGCTCCCAAAGACCAGGGTGCCCCTGCGTGACGCCCCGCCAGAGGTCCCGACGGGCGTGTAGACGACGGTCTGGAAGTCGGTGTCGATCGCCAGCGTGTCCCCCGACGCAAGTGAGATGTTGAAGCTCAACGACGGGGCACCCGGGATTGACAGGTTCGTGATCGTCGGGGTCGTGCAGGGGCCGGTCACGATCAGCCTGGGGCGCATCTCGAAGTTCCCGTTGTTTTCGACGGTGACGAGGGCGCCAAAGCTCCCACCGCCGAAGCTCACGTTGAATGTCAGCGGGAAGGTCACTCCGCCGGGAGGGGCCGGGAGGGCGACGGTCGCGGTCTTTGTCGGCATCGCATACCACCGCGGGTCGGTGGCGTGAAATAGCGTGTTCGCTTCGTTGGCCTTCGCGAACGCCGTCAGCAGTTCTGCGGGCGCCTTGTGTTTGCGCGGCTTCGCCATACAGGCGAACGTGCCCGAGGCGAGGCAGAGGTAGAGCGGCTGCGCTGCGGTCGCCGGCCCGAGGGCGGACCCGAGTGTCTGCCGGGCGTGGTCGAGCGCTTCGTCGCTCGCGGCCTGGATGACCTGCTTGATCGTGACGTTCCGGCCCGGCGAGAGGTCGACCCCTTCAAACTCGCCCTGGTCGAGCGCCCGCTGCGCGTCCCCGCTGATGTAGTCGGGCGTGTCGAGCCCTTCGGGGAAGCCCTGGAGCTGGTAGGTGGCGCCCTGGACGATCCCACCGAACGCGACGCCCCGGTAGCTCATCTGCCACTTCGAGAGCGTGGGCGGGGTGAGTGACGCGAGTGGGAAGGGCATCAGGCTGCGATCTTGTGGGCGGTGGCGACCGGCAGGGTGCCCGTATTAATCGCCCACGACACCTCAGTCATCAGGTCGCCGGCGGAGAGGTTGGTTCCGTTGATCTCGAGGTGGACCGGCGGCGGGGCAGCGGTCGCCTTGGACGCTTCGGCCGCTTTGGTCGCTTCTTCCGTGGCCTTCGTCTGGGCTTCGGTGGCTTCGGTCTGTTCCTGTGTCGCTTTCGTCTGCGCCGCGTTCGCTTCGGTCGCAGCGTTGTTGGCCACGTCGAGCGCCGACTGCGCTTCGGCTTCGTGGACTTTCGCGGCGTTTTCCGCCCTAGCGAGCGCCTGCTTCGCGTTCGCTTCCGCCACTTCACCATGGCCCGCAGCGTTATCGACGCCCTGCTTGGCGCTCCCGACAGCGAAGTCGCCACCCGTCTTGATTTCGTCGAAATGAGTCAGCGCCTGGGCGGCGATCAGGTCCGCGCCGGTCTTGCCGGCTTCCGCCGCGTGGTCGAGCGTCACCTTCGTCTGGTTCGCGATCCGCGTCGCCGTCTGGTCGGCCTGGTCGGTGTTCAGCGTGTCTTCGCGACCCTCACGTTCGACGGTCGCCTTTTCAGCCGCCTTGACGAGGGCGACCTTGATTGCCTCGAGCGCACCCTTGTGCGCGGCGACGAGCTTGGAGACCAGTCCCGTCAGCGCCGAGGCGTGCTCCTTCTCCACGGTGCCAGCCATCCCCGACAGGGCGGTCCTGTGGTCTTTGTCCAGCAGGACCTCCATCCCGTGCAGCCACTTGTCGTGGATGCCGCCGACGACGCCCTGCAGCTGCTTCAGGTTGCCCGAGTGGATCGCGGCCACCATCTTCGTCAGGGCCGCGTTGGCCTGTTTCGTGTCGTGGCCGATCGAGGTGGCAACGATTTTCTGGCTAGCAGCTGCCTGCTTGGCGGCTTCTTCATAGCCCTTGCTGGCGCGCTTGAGTTCTTCGCCGCCCGCTTCGATCTTGTGGTACGCCGGGCGGGCAAAGTCCCCTTCGCCGATCCTGCGAGTCACCCGCTGGACGCCCTTCCCCCCGGACGTGTTGCCCTCAATGTCGGTGTAGGTGCCCGCCTGCTTGTTGACGCTCTGCACGAACCCGACGTGTTCGTTGCCGAACATGGCGAGCTCGCCCGACGCCGGCGTGTGAGTGACGCCCTTCTTGTAGCCGTGAGAGCCCTGTTCGGCCCACTGGCGGATCGTCGCGACGCTCGCCGTACGCACCGCCTTGTTAGCGCCGCCCATCATCGCGGCGGTCGTCGCGAACTCCGCGCACCATGCTGCGGCGCGGGTGCCGAATTCCTTCTGCAGCCTGTCGAGTTCGGGGCCGGTGTTGCTCCCGGTTGACTCGGGGAACTTGCCGACGTGCGCTTCGGCCCATTTCGTGATCGACGCGACCGACGGTTCCGTTTTCGCTTTCGCTTTCGCTTTGCTTGCCGCTTTGCGTTCGGCTTCGGTCCTCAGAGTGTGGGTGCCGACCGCGTTGACGTCCTTTTCCAGCGCGGCGGTGTCGAGTTCCGTTGCCTTGGTGTGCGCCCCGTGGAGCGCCTTCGCCGCCGCTTCTTCACGCTGCCGGAGATGCGCCCCGCCCTGTTCGGCGGTGCCATAGCCGGGTTCCCCCGGCTTTGACCCGGCGGGCTGCTCAAAGTACTTCTCGATAAGCCCCGCTGCCGCCCGCGGATCCGCGATGTGCTTCAGCTTGCTGATGAGCGAGGGCGGGAGCCGCCGCAGGACTTCTTCGGACTGGCCCGTGATGCCTTGCGCCGCCACGCCTTCGGGGTTCGCCGCGCCGCTCTGCTGGTAGAGGCCGCCGCCCTTCTCGTGGACGTTCAGCGAGGACTCGAGCGCCGCGTTCCCAACGAATCCTGCCGCTGCCGCAGCAGAGAAGCCCTTGCTCTTCCAGAACGCCATGATCTGCTGTTCGACGCCCAGCCCCTTGCCTCTTTCGCCTTCACCCGCGCCTTCGGAGAGGTTTTCGGCTTCTTCGCGCCTACCACCGGGAGCTTTTCCTTCGCCGCCGTGTTCTGCTTCGATCTTCCCGAGGGAGACAAGTCCGAGCGTCAGCGTTTCGATCGCTTCGCTCAGCCCGTTGATGATGCCGACCACGACCGCCCCAACCGATTCGGTGATCGACTGGATCGCTTCCATCGCCGCTTCCCAGTGCGTCGCGAGAGCGACGGCTGCAAGGCCAAGGCCGACGACGATGAGACCGACGCCGGTCGAGCCGAGGGCCGTATCGACTCCCACGGCCGTCGTGTCCGCCGAGGCGACGACCGCAGCGTTCGACGTCTCGATCTCGCCTGCGGTAGTGGCGGCGGCGGTGCTCTCCGTGGTGAAGTAGCCGACGATCTTGGTCACGGCCGACTTGATGCCTTCGGCGAGTTTCCCGACGTCGCCGAGCATCGTGCCGATCGATTTGGAGAACGCGACAGCCTTCTGCTCCACGAACACCGAGACAGCGACCCCGAGGACGGTCGCAATCACGATGGCGAGGGCTTTGGCGGCTTCCTTGTGTTTCTCGAGCCAGCCGATTCCTTCGGCGAGCACCTTCTCCAGCGCGACCAGCTTGGGGATCAGGATGTTGCCGAACTTGGTTGCGAGGTCGATCGCGGTGGCCTTCAACAGGTCGATCTGATGGCTGAAGGTCTGTGCCTGCTTCTCGGCGGCTTCGTGGGCTGCGCCGGAGCGCTGGACAGACGCCGTGTTCGCGGCAAAGGCGGCGGGGCCTTGCTGGATCACGCTGAGCATCTGGCGGTTCGCCGAGGCACCGAACAGGGCCTTGGTCGCCTGCAGCTGTGACTGTTCCGTGAGGCCGGCGAGCTTCGGGTGGAGCTGTTCGATGATCGACTTCAGCCCGACGAACTTCCCGGAGGAGTTGAAGATCTGGACGCCGAGTTCTTTCGCCATTTCGGTCGCGGGTTTCCCGCCGCCGACGAGCGTGTTGAACGACCCGCTCAGCGAGGAGATCGCTGTGCGCCCCGTGACCCCGTTTTTCGCGAGCGAGTCCAGCAGCCCCGCCGATTCGGCAAGGGACGGGGCGAGGTCGCCGAGTTTGCTCTTCGTCCGCGTGAGTCCCTGGGTGAGCGCTTCGACGCTGACCCCCGTCTGGCGGGATGCACTGAAGAGGATGTCTGATGCTTTGGAGGATTCGCCGACCCCGAGGTGGTAGGCCTGCATTACCTTCGCGAGGCTGTTCGTCGCGGCTTCGAGGCTGATCCCCGCGCCCTCCGCGAGGTTCATTGCCGACGCCATCACCTTCTGCGCCTGCGCCGCGTCGAGCGCTTTGCCGTTCAGCGACCCGAGGACACCGGCTACCCCGCCGTAGGCCTTGGCGATTTCCTGCGCCGAGTAGATCGTGTGGCCAGCGGTGTTCAGGAACGCGTCGCTGATCCGCTTGGCGGCCGCGACGCTGATCCCGGCCTGGGAGGCGATTGTGGTCGTCGCCGACTGGTAGTTGACGGCCGCTTTGATCCCGGCCACCCCGAACCCGACGATGCCCGCGGTGGCGAGCGCGAGCGTCCCACCGCCGAGATGGGAGAGGGTGCCGGTGAGACCCTTGCTTTTCGAGTCGACCTCGCCGATCCCCGAGGCCGTTTTCGTCAGATGGCCACCGAGCCCGCCGAGCGGGAGCCCGAGGTTCTCGATCGTCTTCGCGAGCCCCGACGAGCCCTTCTTGAACCCCGAGTCGAGCTTGCTGCCCGCCTCTGACCCGGCCTTCTCGGCATCCTTCCCGACCCCGGAGAACGCGCCGGCGGTCTGGGCTTTTACCTCCGACTCGAACCCGGTGCTTACCGGGCGGACAAGTATCTCGGCTGACCCGACTACCGTCATGGGACACCTCCGTCATGCGTCTCGCCGTCCCATGCCGATTCCTGCCGCTCGGCTTCCGCCGGTGCCTCGGGTGGCGGCTCTAGTTCGCGCGGGCCGTCCTGTGGTGCTTCGTGAGGGAGAGGCTTCGCGAACTCTTCCTCGAGCTTCTGCCGGTACTCGTGGCGGGATTCCAGCGGCACCTCGTCGAGCATCAGCGTGTAGATCACGTCAAGCGCGACCCACGTCGGCTTGCGGCGAAGGTCGCCTAGCCCCTCCCGTTGGCAGCGGCCATTGACCTCTGCCCAGCGCGCGATCGCCCACCACGTTTGGCGGTAGGCGGCTTGGTAGGGCGGTCAGAGTACGTCTCCGCCAGCCAGTCGGAGATCTGCGAGAGCACCTCGCCTTTCACGAACACGTCGGGCTGGGAGAGCAGGTCGCGGAAGCGTGCTCGTTCGTCGTCGTTCAGCAGCGACTGCTCGACGAAGCTAATGACACGATCGGAGGACAGCAGGCCGTTCCCGGACGCTGCGGCTTTCACGATGTCGAGCTGCACGTAGAACGGCCGGATCCCCGAGGCGGTGAACTCGTAGGTGACCTCGTGCTGGGTGCCGTCGTCGTCCTGCTTGTAGGCGGCGACCGAGAACTTGAACGGTTCGAGGTTGAGCTGCTCGTCCTTATCGAGCCGTCCAAAGACGGGTGGTGCTGGCATGGTTTCTCCCTTGTGTTGCTGGGCCGCGCTAGGCGGCGAAAAGGCGCAGGTTGTCTGAGAGGAACCTGTTGGCGCGGGTGCCGGGGTGCTGGACGCGCTTGAAGTAGTACATCCCGGGGCCGTCGGGGCCGTTCTCCCAGTAGAAGCCCAGCGAGCCGGACTTCGCTTCGATCACATGCGGGTGGGTGCCCTCGTGAACGTAGTAGCTGTACGAGGTCCGCGAGGGGCTGCAGGGCGTGGTGTCGGAGACGATGCGGATCGCGAAGCCACTGATCGCGTCCTCCTCCACCCTTTTCACGATCGTGTCCTGCAGGCAGCCTGTCTTGCGTGGCGCCTGGGCCTTCGCGGCGGCCTGCACGATCGTGGAGCGGGCGATCAGATGGCGGCCTACCACTCCGGTCGGTGAGCGGAGCAGCTCGGCCATCCTGGCGCCGTCGGTGACGAGTTTGACGTCCATCAGGAGAGCGAGATCGTGAACAGCAGACGGTTCGCGAACAGGCCGCCCTCGGGGCCGAGCGGCGAGCACCCCTCGATCGCGAACCCCTGCCCCGGACCCGTGAGGGTGTGAGCGGCGTGGATCGCGACAGCAGCAAGAACGAGCTGGGCGGCGTCGGTCATCGCTTCGACCCCTGCCTCTTCGCTGTCTTCCGCCGACGGCAGACCGTCCAGCGGTTCGCTTTGGATCACCGGGGCCGGCCGGCAGATCGACACCGCCCACTGAGCAGACAGCACCGTCGCCGCCGCCGGCTGCGGGGTGCCCGCGTAGGGAGCCCCCGGCTGGCCCTGCACGATCTGCTGGAGGTTCACGACGAGCTGCTCGCCGTCCCACGGCACGAGCGATCCCGGGGCGACATACCGTCGTTCGGGGAGCGTGACGCCCTGCACCTCTAGCTGGTTGACGAACGCGGCGAGGATGCTCTGCGCTGTTTCGCCGAGCTGTGTAACGCTGGCCATCTATTCGGTGACCGGTTCGGGCGGCGGTTCTTCGCTGGCAGCTTCGCCCTTGGACGGTTCGGCGGCTGGCTCGGAGCCGGGGTTGAAGTGCCCCGCCGCACGCTGGCGTTCCAGCCATTCGCGGATGTCGCTGTCGGCGCGCTGCTCGAAGAACAGGATGAGCTCGTGCTGCTCCTGCTCGGAGGCCGCGTCGTACTCGGCCCGGAGTTGCCCGAGCTCGGCTTCGCTGGCGCCAGCCGCCTTGAGCCTCGCGTCGGGCAGCACGCGCTTACTTCTTGGCGCGGGTTGCCGGCTTGTCGCCGTCGTGGGTCTCCTCGGCCTTCTGCTCCTCGGTGACGGCCGTGCCTTCCTCCGCCTTCTCGGGCAGCTCGACCGGCTCGGGCGCCTTGAAGTAGCCGCTGTGGCGGATTCCTTTCAGCCATTCCCGGATGTCCTCGAGGGCTTTGCTCGCGAAGAACGTCTCGCGGTTTGCCTGTTCGTCGGGGGTGAGCCGGTCGTGGTCGGCTTCGAGGTGGGCGATCTCGGTCTCGTGTGCGCCGGCGTCGCGCAGGCGGGTGATCGGCAGGCTCATTTGGACTTGCTCCTTTTCGCGGGCTTGGCTTTCGACGCGGCTTTGCCGGTCGCGGTCTTCGTCTCGCTGCTGTCGATCTTGGCCGCGGCGAGCTTCTCCCGCTGGTCCGGGGTCAGGTCGAGCGCCTCGCCTGTCTTGGCGTCGGCGGGCCAGCCGGGCGTCTCGCCCGGGGTGACACCCTCAGGCACCTTGACGCGCTTCTTCTCGCCGTCCTCGGGTGCCCAGGGGTCGTGTGAGCGGGTGACGTCCATCGTGGCCTCCTTTAGGCAGCGGTTCGACGGGCTCTACCAAGGTCCGGCGACCAGACGGCCGCCTGCCGGGCATTCTTGTTTGGGTTCACCGAGCGGATGAACAGGTCGACCTCGTAAATGCCGGTCGCGCCCTTGTTCAGTACGTCGATCACGTCGACGACCATCGCCGACACTCCCTGGCGCTGCATGCTCGTGACACGCTGCGGATAGCCCTTGTTGTCTCCGAGCTGGGGGCGGGCGATGTATTCGGCGAGCTTGCGGGCCGCGATCACCCCGAGCGCAGGGGGCGCCTGGCCGTAGGTGTAGGTGACGCTGAACGTGCCAGCCTCGGTGTCAGGGAGGTCGGCGACCTGGGCGGTTGGCCAGCCCCACCGGTCCGTCGGTGTGGCGCTCGCGCTGGTCCGCAGCCGGATCAGGCGCTTGTGGGAGCGCAGTTCGTACTCGGTCGACGGGATGACAACACCGTCGATCTTGACCTGTGTGACCGCGATGACCGGGTAGACGCCGAGGTCGATTTCCGGCGGGGTCGAGGAGCCATAGTGCGGCAGCACACCGGTGGTTAGCGCGATGCCCCACGTCCCGAGCTCTCCGCTGAGGCCAAGCCCAGACAGCCATGCCCCCCACGAGCGGGTATCCATGTCCGTCGGGCGGCTGACGGGACGGACCGTGACCGGCCCGCACGCCCCGGTGTAGACCTGCCCCGATAGCTCGTACAGGGCCCCCGAGGCAGCACTCGCGGCTTCCGCACAGATTTCCTGGAGTTGCCCGGAGTCCAGGCCGCCCTTCGCCGTAAGCGCCTGTGCGGCGCTCTGCACGGCTGGCATCGCTTCGACTTCCGGTCCCTGCACCCAAGGGCTACAGGGACCGGAGCGCAGCGGCGCCACCCTAGACGGCGGGGACGTTCGTCAGGCTGGCTTTCGGCACGACCGAAGCGCCGCAGCGCGTACGCTGGCGCCACTTCGTCGAGTCGTACGGCCACGTTTCCTGCGGGCCGGTGCCCCAGTTCGGGTTCTGGAACGCCTGGCCCTCCATGACCGTCGCCATGTTCGCGTTCGTCGCTTCTTTCGGCATCGCGTGCATCCCCGTGACCTTCGGTAGCACGATCCACCAATAGGGGTTCGAGCTCGCCCGGGTGCCTCCGACGATCGCTTCGGTGAAGATCTCGATCGACACGCCGTTGGAGTTCGCGACCGTCCCCAGCGCCGGGTCCTGGTAGCCCGAGGTGCCCGGGCCAGCCGTTGTGTCCGCCGAGGGAATGTTGCCCGACGGCGTGGTCGCCCCGGTGTCTACGAACACGGGAACGATTTCGCCTTCGGAGATAAGCGTGACCTGTTCCACCGGGGATTCGACCTGGATTTCGGTTGCGCCTTCCGCGCCGAACCCGGTGGTCTTGAACGTGATCTTCGGCGAGTTCGTGTCCCCCGCGATCTGGAACGTGGTGCCGGTCGGAATCGACTTCGTGAGGGCGACCACTTTGATGAGCGTCGGCGTGTTCGCTTTGACAGCTTTCGCCGCGAGTTCTTTCGCTTTCTGTTTGCCGACGTTCGGGATGAAGCCGAGAAGCTGCTCGAGCCCGAGCGCCCGGCCGTAGACGCGCACGCCGTAGGCGCCGGTGGCGGGAACGGCGGTGGCGACGACCATGCCGGCGGAGCCGGAGGCGACGGAGCCCGTCGTCTCGTTGGTCGCTTTGGACTCGCCGAACGCGTTGACGTTCGTGAAGCGGTAGCCGTACGTCGCTGCGGCGAGCGTGCCCTGCGTGATCTGGCCGACGACCGTGGGGGACGTCGGTTCGCCGAGGGCGGAGGCCGAGGAGGACAGCAGCACGCCACCGGTGCAGAGCTGCTCGATCGCGGGCTCGGGGATACCCATGTCGAGCGAGACGGTGCCGTACTTCACGATGTCGGGGTGCTTTGCGTACACGGCGAGGTTGCCGGCGGCGTTCTTGATGGCGATGTCATCGCCGGTCTCCATCACCGGTGTCATCGTGACTTTCATCGCCTGTTCGGTGGTGTAGGACGCCGCGCCGGGGTCCACGAAACCGTTTGAGTCAAGCGCCGTGATCCTAGTGGCCACGGCCCATACTGAGGCTGCTCCGTCGGGGAGGGGCATCGACTACTCCTTGTGGGTCGTGGGGGTCATTCGGCCGTTTTCACTTCACAGACGAACTTGCAAACCATGTCGGCGTAGGCTGCTACGAACTTCTCCGCGCGAAAACGAATCGTGTTCGGCGATCCGGCCTGTCCCCAGTCAAAGGACTCGGCGAACGTGTCAGCGATGATCGTGGGCTCTGACTCCTCGCGGACCATCACGAGGTCGGTGGCGTACATGAACGCCTTGCCGGAGCTCGGGGTTGAGCCGCCGGGGCCGGTGCCCGGGTAGCCCACCCCGGGGACAACGATGTTGTCGAACATGTCGAGCATGAGGTTCCCGACACGCCGGACGTTCAGCAGGTTCGGGACCGCCTGGGTCTGCGTGTGGATCATGCCCTGTCCGCCGAAGCCACAAGAGGCGAGCGCCTCCTGCAGGATCTCGAAGCCGCGGGCGATCGACGGGACCGTTCCCGGGGTGAGGTTGGTGAGGTTCGCTTCTCGGGTGAGATAGTCGTTTGGGTAGCCCTTGGCCTGTGCGAGCGCGCCGCCCCAGAACTCCTTCTCGATGGCGGCGTGCTTGGCGTTTTCGATCAGCCTGGTCGCGCGGCCCTTGAAGTCGCGCTCCTCGAAACCGAAGCTCGAGCAGGAGTCCTCGGCAACGAGCAGGTAGGGCACCACGGCGACGATTGGCGGGTTGCCATAGGGCCCGGGGCCGCCCGTGGTGTTCGCCACCGGCGGGGAGGCCGATTTGGGGGCTTTGGATCCGTCGTCGACGAACGCGGCTTCCTGGTTGTCGTCAAACGGGCCGACCGTCGTGATGAGTTTCAGCACGCCCGCCGCCCGGCCGTAGATGTTGTACTGGGCGGTCTCTGAGACCTTCGACCAAGTGAGCTTCACGGTGCCTTCGGCGCCGGGCGTGACTTTCACAGCCGTAAGGGCCGTGGTCTCGCCGTTGGCGTTCTTGGCCGTCACCTGGTATTCGAGCGCTTCGGCTTTGACCGTTCCGCCGCCGGCGCTCGCGACCGCTGCGAGGTTCAGCGGGGCCGGGAGAGCCGGGAGGTCGATGGCGGTTCCGTCGCAGGGGTCGTGGACCGCGATCGCTTCATGGCTCTCGGGTGCGTAGGTGAAGCCGCGCGTCCATGCGTCGCCCTGTCGCGCCTCGAGCTCGTCGCGAAGCTCCTGCGGGAGGTTCGACCGGTCCTCGCTGTTCAGCCCGTCCGCGTCGATCGTGTCGGGCGGTTTGACCGCCGAGTTGAGCAGCGAGAGCTGCGGCGGCTGGGGAGGGATCGCGGGTGCAACACCGCCTTGGGCTGGCATCGTCCGCTCTCCCTCCCCGTCCGCTCAGTGACCTACGCGCACTTGTTGGCCGTGGAGACCGTTCCCGCGCTCGCGCCGTTGGCGCACAGCGAGGAGACGAGCTGCAGGGCACCGTTGGCGTAGCCCCGGTAGGCGAGACCCTCGAAAGGCTCGATGAAGGTCTCGTAGTCGTTCGTGGCGTCCAGCGTGGCGTCGCGGACGACTCCGAGGTCGAGCCGGCCGGCGTCGAGGAACTGCATCGTTCCCTCCGGGAAGGCGTACCAGACGAGCTTCGTCGGGAAAGCCTTGATCGTGCCTTTCGCCGGTTCGGCGAAGACCTGCGACACGCCGCCTTCCACCGAGCCGGGCTGGCCGTCGAGGTGGAACACCGCGTTGATGCCGTGTGCCCGGAGGAGTTCCTCCACCTGGGCGTCGGTGATCCGCAGCACGTTCCAGTCGCCGCTGTTGTCGTGGCCGACCTCGCGAAGCAGGTCGATGCGGATCAGATCCTTCACCCAGCGCGGGAAGATCGCCGTGATGACCTGGCTGTCAGGCAGGCGGTGCAGCTGGAGCTGCTGTGCGCGTACCTGGTCGACCATCGTCAGCAGGTCCCGGGTCGCACCGAGTACGAGTTCGGCGTTCGCGACGCCTTTGACACACTTGGCGGCGATTTTTTCCAGCAGGTTGTTCTCGGCGATCCTTGCCGCCGCTGCCATCGCGAGGTCCGTGTTGGCTGCGACCTGCTCGGGGGCGAACCGGCCCTGCATGTTGCCGAACTGCAGCCGGGTCGGGATCGCTTCGACGAGCACTTCTTCTGTCGAGCCGCACGCGACCGTCAGGACGGGCTTGGTGGCGGCTCCGGGCGAGGCGTCGGTCGCAGCGGTCCAGATGCCCGTCGCGCCGGCGAGGCCGGTGATGTCGGGCGGCTGGACGAAGCGGATGCCGCCTCGTGTCGCCTGGAAGGACGGCAGGCCGTCCCGCAGGGGGCGGTCGGCGGTCGCCCACGTCGGGACCGAGAAGTCGATGTTCACCGGGGCGCAGATACCACCGGATGCCGTCAGGGCGGACATGCCCGTGACGGCCTCCATGCGCTCCGTGTTGACCTCTGCGTCTCCGCCGAGCTGGCGCTCCTCCGGGTAGTCCCAGCGGGCGGAGGCGATCAGGACATCGCCCCTGGGTGAGCCGTGGCGGGGAAGGCGCTGGAGCGTCTCGGCGAGTGCCGTGGCGAACTCTTTGCGGTCCTCGATCGGGCTGGACGGGTCACGCAGGCCACGAAGGGCACCGGTGGCCGTCAGCGACACGCGGCGAGCTTTGGGGGCGTCCGCCTCGGGGCTCGGGGCGGGCTTGCCGGCGGCAGCCGCCATCCGGGCGACAGAGCCTGAGGCCGCGACGGGCTCGGGCTCCTCGACGGGAACCTCGGCCTCCGGGGTCTCCTCCGGCTCGGCCTCGGGCTCGCCCTCGGCGGGAGTCTCTTTCTCCTCCTCGGTCTCCTCGGGGGCCTCGCCCTTCAGCGCGGCGATGCGGGACTTGGCAGCTTCCTTGTCGGACTCGGCCTGGGCCTGTTTCGCCTCGCGGTCGGTCGACTCTGCGATCACCTGGTCGCCGGCGTCAGCCAGCTCGTTCAGGATCGCGACGTTCTCGGGGGTTGTCGGCTCGCCGTCGATACGGTCGAACTCGGCGACGACGGCCGCGCGAAGCTCCGTGAGCTCCTCGGCAGTCAGTTGGTTGAGCCGGCCAAGCAGCTCGCGGATGGTCTCCATGGGTCCGGCTCCTTCACTCGCGGTTTCGTTATGGCGAGCGCGGCGGACCTATGGCCTTCGCGTTCAGACCGGGCGACCTATGGCGACCGGGTATGACTCCTTATACGGGCTGGATGGTGAGATTCATTCACCGCAGCGCGGCGACACGCCCTTTGGCGCGATCCTTCGCGTCGTTCAGCAGCGGGGCGAGCGCCGCGCGGAGCGTCACGTCGCCCTCGGGCGGAGCTGGCTCCTCGTGCTGCTGGAGCTGATGCATCACGGTCTGCCCGGCGGCAACCAGCGTCTCGATCTGGCCGCCCGCGACCACGGCGAGCGGGAAGCCTGGCTGGTTCACCGCGAGCGCAGCGACAAGCTCGAGCTGGCCTCCTGCGGCACGCCAGTCGCCGGAGATGCTGGACGCGCGGAGCTTGCGGATCTGCTCCTCGCTGGCATCGGAGCGGATCGCGCCGGCGATCCAGATGCCGTAGTCGTCCTCGCCGATATTCACGTCCGCGACCGCGAGAGCCGTGTTGTCGTAGTGGGCCATCGCTTCGCCCATCGAGAAGCCCGGCCGAGTCGAAGCATGCCCGGCGTCACAGGTCAGCACGCCGACCCTTACCTTCTCGCCCTCTGCTGTGACGACGTGCTGGCCGCGCTTGAAGTGGGCGTAGTCCACCGAGGAGTGCGGGGCGAGGATGCACTTGCCGGTGTGGGCGGTGTGGCACACGTTCCACGGGGCGATGTGCCCAAAGACCCGGCCGTCGTCGGTGACGGTGATCGGGCACGCGAACTTGCCTTCACGCCGGCCGTCCTTCGTCAGGATCTCCTCGAGCCGCCCGTCGCCCTCCGCGAACCCGGGGTCTGAGAACCACGCCATCGGGGGACGTGACGGGCCAGCCCCGGCCGCCGTGATGACCTCGAGCCCCTGGTCGCACGGCTCGCACTCCTGGTAGGTCATCCAGTGGATGAGCTGTCCGCCGGCGGTGACTGCCTCGGGCTGTTCGACGGCCTGCGGGATCGCCTGGGCCGCGGGCTTCTCAGAGCCGTCGCCGAGCACGATGTAGGCACCCTCGAACGCCGGGAACGGGCAGACGGTGACGCCCATGATCGTGCCCTCGGTGAGGATCTCCGCCATGTCGGTCGGGAAGCCCATGTCGTCGATCGCCTCGATCGTGACCTCCGAGGCCTGCACCGCCACGTCGGCGGAGACGCCGAGCCGGCCCATTGCCTCGTTGAGCTCGGCGAACTCCATGCCGTCGTCGTTGGGGAGGTAGAACCCGTGGGCGGAGATGACCTGTGTGGACCCCTCGCCGTCGGCGCGGGAGAACCCGTCGATGCGCCCGCAGAGGACCGCCGGGTCGTTCATGTCGAAGCCCTCGGGGTCGTGCGTTTCGGTCTTCAGCCCCATCAGCGGCACCGGCGGGGTGCGCCAAGTGAGGGCGCCCTGGGAGATCTGGCGGCCGTCACCGGTGGGCTGCCCCTCGATGATCGCGACCGGGATTGTGAACGCCGGGCCCATCGACTCGCCACCTTCAACCTCAGGCGGAGCGTTCAAGTCAGACGTCTCGGTGGCTGTCGGTATCGGAGCATCGACAACCGCAGGGGCCAGCGCCGCATGAGCGCCCTTGTCCTCGGCGGGCGGGGCTTCGGTCTGCCCTTCGCCCTTGTCGCCCTTGTCGGTGTTCGGTTCCGGTTCGACCTGCATCGCCAAGCAGGCGCAGTCCGCCATCTGGCAGGCACCCGTGTTCTTGCCCGCGTCTTCGTTGAGGTGCGATGAGGCGAGGTGCCCGCAGTCGGCGTTCGCGCACTTCGCCTGCGAGTCCACGTTGCCCTTGTCGTCGACGGGGTTGGCGGGCGGCTGGACGGGGGTGGCTGCTGCCTTTGCGTCTGGCTTCGGCTCGCTCGCGGCGTCGGCTTCCTGTGCGGCCCTCGCGTCCTTCAACGCCTTCAGGACCGCTTCGTCGTTCCCGTCCGGGTCGGGGTCCTTTTCCTGCAGCGCGATCGCGTTGTCGATCGCCTTGGCGACCTCAGTGTCGATGTCCTCCGGGGCCTTCGGTTGGGGCTCCTTCGCGGGTTCCTTCGGCGCTTCCACGGGCGGCGACGCCGCGCTGAGCGCCTGAAAGTCGCTGATGATGTCGGCGCGGGACCGGCCGTCGGACAGCTTGCGTTTCATCGGTGATCCTCCAGCCTTGTCGTTGTCATGCCGCTGCCGCCAGCTTCCGCCGGATTCGTTGGAACGCGTTGTCCGCCGTCTTCGCCGGGTCCTTGCCCCTGCCCAGCCCGTCGCCGGCCTCGAGCGGTGTCAGCCCGTTCAGGCGCCGGCGGACAACGGTCCGCTCGGTCGTGGTGCAGCCCACGATCACCTCGACCGCACGCTGTAGCTCCTCCCGGGCGATGACGCGAGCGCACGGCTCGGCGTTCGCCGGAGCCGCAACACCATCGCCTACCGCGCCGCCGTCCTCTGTCCTGCGCTCGAAGCGGTCGGCGTCGCTGAGGACGTTGTGCTTCTCGCGGCTCGCTGTCACCAAGAACGTGTCGAGCTCGGACTGCACGCAGATGCGCGCCCAGGCCGGGAATGGGCAGCCATGCACGGGCGCGAATGTGCGGGCGGCCTTGAACAGCCCGACGAGGGCGGCCTGGCGGAAGTCGTCGGCCTCCTCGCTGGCGTGGTAGCGCAGCGCGCACCGGTGGTCGATGATGTCGGCGTGCCTCGCGGCGAGTTCCTCGAATGCCCAGTCCTCGCCACGCTTCACACGGGCGGCTAGCTGCTGGTCTGTGAACACCTAGCCCCCTTCTGGCGCTTCCGGCGACACCCAGAGCGCGAGGAAGTCGCATGAGCATCCCGTGTGGTCGCCCGGCATGAAGTACGCGTTGTCTGGCCAGCCGGTCGTGTTGGCGAGCGCTTCATCGTCGAAGCCTTGGAACTCCACGCCGTCGAGCAGCTCGTGCGGCTCGAACGCCTTGAGTGCCGGCCCGTGGACCCATTGGAAGCCGGTGGTTGTCGCCCCGGCTTCCGTCAGCAGCGTTTCGATCGTCGCACCGGTCCCGATCTGGCCGATCGGTTCACCAAGCGCAACGGTCGCCTTCCCGGCGGGGTCGAGTCCGAGGTCGCCGCCGCCGGCGATGCCGAGCGCCGCCCGAATCGTCCCGGTGGGAACGAGCGTGTCGGGGTTCAGGTCGCCCCAGTCGCCGGGCCCGACGTTCGGGTCGGGGTTGTACAGCAGGTCCCGGCCGATGTTCGTCAAGGCGTTCGATAGCACACCCCACGCCGTATCCCTACCGGCGGCCATGGAGGACTCGGCGGCGAGCACCGCGTCGTCTTCACTGGCGAGCCCGCCGAGGCGGATCGCGGTTGCGACAGCGGCCTTCTGGGCGGCCTCGGTCCACTCGTAGAACTGGGAGCGCAGGTCCGACCATTCGTTGCCGGTCAGGTCTTCCGTGCTGACTCCGGTTGCGGCGGTGAGGGCCTCGACTGCCTCGCGGCCCAACACGGCTGAGACGCGCTCGTTGCGGCGGTGAGCGATCTTCTGCTTGCCGGTCTCGTCGCGGGAGTTGTTGACTTTCGTGCGGAGCTTCGCGCCGACCCGCTCGAGATGCCGCAGCATCGCGGCGTTCGCCGCCGTCTGCAGCCGCGTGCGGAGGTCCCGGTCGATCGACGCGAGCTTCTGCGACAGCCGGTGAGACTCCCGTGAGCCCGACGCGGTGATCGGCACCGGCGGCGGACCTTGCTCGGGCTGCTCCGCCGCTGGTTTCGCCGGCGCTGGCTCGGCTGGCTGGCTGGGGAGCGCCGGACGGCCCGGGGGCGCGATCTGGTTCGGCGGCGGCGTCCCCACGTCCACACCCGTCGGCTTGATCCCCGGAATCGTCCCGGCGGTCTCGATGGGTGGGGCGATGAGCGTCGGGTCCCACTGATGCAGGAACGCCATGACGAGGTTCGGCGGCCACTGGCGCATCTTCTCGAGCAGGCGGACCTGGATCTCGGACTTCGCCGGGCGGTCCTGCTCGTCGAAGCCCGCGATCTTCAACAGCGCCTCATCGGAGATGACGAGCCGGTCGTGGAGGTCGAGTGCGTCTTTCGTCTGGTCGGGGTGGGTGACGAGCTCCGTCGGGTCGTACCAGAAGAGCACACGACTCGCGACCTGGGGGCTGACGCCCCGGCTTTCGAGGTAGGGACGGAGGTAGGCGCCGGTGAGGGACTCGCAGATGCCGATGACGTGCGGCTCGACGTGGTGGCGGAACGTGTTGTCGTCCACCTGCCATGCCGACCAGTGGTTCATGTCGGCGATGCCCTGGACGATCTCCTTCGGCAGGTCGAACGAGGTGGCGATGATGCCGATCAGCTCGTCGCGGACCTTGGCTTCCTCGGCGCTGAACGTGGACGCGAGGCTCAAGTGGTCGAGCTGGGCGAGCTTGTCGCCGGGGCCACGGACAACGATCGGGACGACTGCCCCGGCTGCGCCCTCTTCGCTGATCGGCTCCATCATTGCCTCTGTCAGCGCGGCCATGAACGGGTCAGCCTCGGGGTCAGCGTCGTCGTCGACCGGGACCTTGATCGAGATCTCGTCGGGCACCCTGAGGATGCCGGCGTTCAGCCTGGAGCGGCCGGTTGCCCGGATCATGCGCCGCAGGATCATCAGGCTTTCGCAGTCGTCGAGCATCGCCCGTAGCGGCGAGTCAGCCAGCATCCGGAACCGCGGGTGTGGCGTCCAGATCCTCGAGATGACCGTGAGTTCCGGGTCGAGCTCGATCAGCGGGAACGTGCCCTGCGAGTCCGATGGCACCTCGCGAAGTTGGTAGCGGTCGTCGGAGATCACGATCTCGTCGACGGACCGGATCGTCCAGACGTCCTCGCCGGTCTTTTCGTCGGTGCGCCCGAGCAGCCATGCCTCGCCGGCGGTGGACGTGTTGGTTGAGAGGCTGTGGAGAAGGTTGGAGATCGCGAGGCGGCCGTGGCCGAGATCCTCGATCGCTTCCGTCGCGAGCCGCTGCACGTTCGTGGGAATGTCCGCCACGTCGCTCAACGGCACGGGGTTGTCGGCCTCGCCGGTGGTTGCGTAGGCGGCGGGGTAGAGCTTCATTCGCCGGGTGCAGTTCGCGAGGAACTCGATCGCATAGCGCAGCTCGCCGATGGAGTCGCGGAAGTCCCAGGCCTGCGACTGCCAGCCTTGGCGGAGTTTCCGCAGCCGCTTCGCCTCGGTGCGGTCGTCCAGGTTGACCCTTGTTGCTGCGGCGGTGAGGACCCGGAGTGGCCGCTCGTCTGGCCCGTGGCGGCGGAAGCGCCCGCGCGTCGCGGTGGCCATCAGTGGTTAGTCCGCTCGCCAAGCCAGCCAGCGACAGCCGAGAGCGCGAGCAGCATCGCCGGGTACTGCCAGCCCTCGGGCCAGAAGCGTGTGAGGATCACGGCGAGGGCGGCGAACCAGATCGACACGCACCACGGGCACTCGACCAGCTCGAACAGCCAGCGAGAACTCGCCGCGATGATGCCCGGTCGGTGGACGACGGTCGTTCGTTCCCCGCCGAGCGCCGCCACCGAAACGGTCTGGTAGCCGCGTTCGCGAAGCCCGGTGCGTAGCCAGTCGGTGATCTTGTCCTGGCTGAAAAGGACCGCGAGCCTATAGACCGCGAGCGCGTCGACGGCGAGGAACCAAAACGAGTGTGTCAAGGCTCCCCCTAGCGTCGGATTCTGCGTGGTCGGTGCAGCCGTTCGATCTCCTGCATGCCGAGGCACATGCGGGTGTACAGCGGCGACTTCGGGGCGGGCTTCGGGATGGGACGCGGGTCAGCGGGGCGCGGCTTCGGTTGCCCGCTTAGATCCCGCATGAGAGTCCGCACCGGTGGCCGAGGATCCGGGCGACAGCATCAAGGCCACGGCCGTTGATGAGCTCGGTCGCGATGACGGTCCCGCCTACGTCGCGGACCCGTAGTCGCTCAAAGCTGCGGAACTCCTGTCCGGACGATCCCTCGCGGACCTTGGACACGGACAGCTCGACGCGGTGGCCGCGCACGCCGCATTCGTCGACCAGGCGGTTGAAGACTGGCCGCTCATCGGTCATCGCTTGGCCGGGCGTGGCTTGGGCAGGCGGAACTTGGGCGGGTCGATCCAGTCGGCCAGCTTGTCGAGCAGGCGAGCGATCCGCTTACGCATCAGCCCCCCCGAATGCTCTGAATGGCGAGATGTATCCTCGCGACGGCCTCGGCGACGACGTGATGTTCGCAGGCATCCCACGTCCAGTGAATCTCGTATTCGCGCTTACCGCAAAGTAGGCAGACTCGTCGGTCGCCGGCTGAGAGCGCGATCATCAGTCCTCCCACTGAGAGAGCATGGCTGCTACGGCCGATATCGCGCCGCAGCCGTAAAAGACGATCTCCGCGACATTGGGGATCCACAAAAACAGCGGCATGCTTGCGAACATGGCACCCATCGCCACGAGCCCTACGGTAAGGCAACGCATCGCTCCTCCTCTCAGCCCGTCCACCCGACCGGCGGAGCCAAAGCCTTCAATGGCGACCCGCAGCCGCAGCCCGTGCCACGGTTCACCCACGCATGGCCACCCTCGATCTGCATCTCCAGCCGCTCGCTCGACGACAGCGTGTCATGGCAGGCCGGGACACACCCCGGGTTCGCCAGCGGCTCGTCAACCACCCGCTCGATCTCAGGGCCAGCCCGGAAACCGATCAGGCGGTGGGAGGTGACGAACACCCTCAGCCCGGTCAGCATTGAGCCATCGGGCATGAGGATGTCCGCAGGATGCACGTCGCGGCAGAGAACCTCGCCGTCCATGACTAGATGCCGTCGCCCGGCGTTTTCAGCGTCCAGCTGGCTTCGCGGACGAAGCGGGCGACGTCTTCCGCGCCCAGTCCGCCCAGCTGCATTGAGACCAAGCGGCCCGCCGGCGCATCGACGGTCTGCACCGCAGCCCGCTGCCGACGCCGCCACCACCATGAGCGAAGCCAGCGCATTAGCGCAGGATCACGATCGGGGCGACCGCCTTCGACGTCGGCGAAGTGATTTCCGCCTGCGCCGTCCCCGCCAAAGCCGAGCCAGCCGTGGCGCTCAGGAACAGCGGAGCATTCGGGCCATAGCCACCCGAAGGCTGAAGCGCTTTCGGGGTCGCCACGGCTGCGGCCGTCGGGATGGTGGCAGCGGTGATCGCCACCTCGACGTAGATGAACCCGTTCGGTGCCGTCGTCGCCGTCAGTTCGATCGGAGATTCGAGCGTCCACTCCGCCAGTTTTTCCGCCGCGATCGCAGCCGACGTCGTGTCTTTGCTCTGCCCCAGCAGGGCCGGTTTCGCCCCGGTCCCGGCATACAGGGCGGCGAACTGGTTGGTCATCGTTGCGCCGGCGGTCGCACCGACGAGGATGCCGACACGGCTGATCGTGTCCCCCGGCTGCACCGGGATCGCGACCACGCAACCAACGCCGGTGGCGGCGAGAGCGCCGTCGGTCCATGTGGACAGGCCGAACGCGTGGGCGTTTGACCGGGCGGGCTTGTTGGCTTCCACGAGGTTCTGGAAGCCGAGGAGCGAGTTGATCTGGTTGGTCCGGAGACCTTTGAGCAGCAGCGATGCGTTGTCTGAGTTAGCCATCGGGTGACCTCCTGGGTCAGGTGCGTGTTAGGGACGCGCCGACCTAAGGCCGACGGATACTGCGGGTAAGAGCTAGCGGTGGAAGCGCCGCAGATGCGGCGGGACCTGCGCCTTGCGCGACCGGCCTTTCGGCGACTGCCTTGGCAGTTCACCGGTGGGCCTCTGGATCGACACCGGGCCGTTATCCAGCATCAAGTTCGTCAACGCCCAAACCAAGGCGTCCAGGCGGTCCGGGGAGTCGCCTTCGCCGGGAACCCACGAGCAGAGCTGATCCTCGAGCTCGGGGAACCCACCAACGTGATGCACCTTGCCCTGTTCGTAGAGGGCGGCTACCGGCTCGGCGCGGGTGCGCTTGCCGCGCGATGCGTGGATCGGCGTGAACGACAGGTGCTCGTCGGTCGTTTTCAGGACGGTGCCGACAAGCTCGCCGCCATTGTTGACCTCGGCCACCACGCGGTCTGCGGAGTAGTCGCGGTAGGCCTGGACAGCCCGTCGGGCCCACTGGTCCGGTGGGAGGCGGCAGCTCTCGTCGGCCAGCACGTAGCCCTCGCCGTCTTCGCCAAGCCCGGCGACGACCATGCCCGTTTCATCTGAGCCTTCGCCGGCGGTAACGGCAGGGTCGATCGCGACCACCACCCGCACAAGATCCGGGGCCGCCATGGCCCGGTAGGCGTCGATCATGTCGCGCTGCCACAGCGCGCCCTCAACGTCCTCGATCAGCTCGCCCATCAACTCCTGGCGGCCGATCCTTGTGCCCTCATAGCGACGCTTCAGTTCGGCGAGAGCCTCGGGCGACAGGTTCGCCTCGTTGTCGAACGTCGAGCCACGGGTGATGATGACCGAGCCGTCATCGCGGGTGAACAGGTCCCGGATCAGCGACGTCCTGCGCGGGGTTGTCGTGACGAGCACCTGTGGCCGGCCGATCCGGAGCGCGGGCATCAGCCCTTCGGTCCACATCTGCGGGTAGCGCCAAGTCGCAAGCTCATCGCACCAAGCGCCAGACAGGTTCGAGCCACGGACGCTCTCGGGCTTCTCCGCTGAGTAGGCGTGGATGACCGCGCCGTTATCCAGCCGGATCTGGCCGGTCGTGCGGTTGTAGCCCGGCGAGTCCAGCCTCAGGTCAAGAGCTTTCAGGAGCCCGGAGATGCCCTCAAGGCACGTCTCGCGGCACTCCTGGGTCGTCCTGCCTACAACCGCATACTCCGAGCCCGGGTGGGTGCGGGCCTCGTTCGCGAGCCACTCCGCGCCGGTCCGGGTCTTACCCCAGCCACGGCCCGCCATGATAAGCCACACGAACCAGCCGCCGTCAGGCGGAAGCTGCTGCGGGCGGGCTTCGGCCGGCCAGCGCCACGCCTTGCCCTCAAGACGCTGCCGGTCACGAAGCTGCAGGAGCGCCCGGAAGCGCTCGATCTCCTCCGGTGCCGCCTCGATCTCCACCGTCTTCATTGCCGCGCACCTCCGCTTCAAGCTGCTCCATCATCTGCGCGAAGGCATCCTTCGTGACGACGGTCACCTCGTTGCGCTGGCGCGCCTTGCCATACACGCGGTCCCACAGCTTCTCGGCAGCGGCGATCATCGCGCCCAGATCCTCATGCGAGGAGACACGGATCTCGCCGTCCTTCGACTCGCCGAACAGCTTCGCTCCGCCATCGGCCCGCTCGACCAGCTCCGGTCCGTCCTCGCCGATCCGCACGTCGTAGCCGAGCGCCAGCCAGTACGGGCGTTGCAGCGCTAGCTCGTACTTCTCGACGAGGTTGCGGGCGATCTCGGTCGGGGTTGGCTTCGGCTTGCGGCCTGCTCCCGGTGTGGCCCCGCCGATTCTGGCCGAGTCAGGCAGATCCAGGTCGTGCTGTCGGCACCATTGGCCTGAAACCGTCACGCCCTCGATGACCGTGCCCGGTTTCAACGGGTTGGCTCCGCAGGGCTTGTGGGCGCGGGTTGTGCCCTTGCAGGCGCGCTTGGTCACGGTTGGGCACCCCAGATCTCCGGGAATGGCGTGAACTGCACCGCCAGTCCGATCTTCTCCTCGCCCTCGCGGAGCGTTCGCGTCTCCAGCGTCCCGTGACGGAGCCGCGCTTGCCGACGGAGAATGCCCTCCATGGATCGCGTGCCGCAACGGAAGTCCTCACCGTGAAGTAGGACCCACGGCCGGCCGTCAAGCCATTCGTCGTACGGGTACTTCGAGGGGCGACCGCCGCGGGCGCGTTCTCGTGGTGGCAGCTTGTCGATGACCTGTGCCATCACGCTGCCTCCGGGGTCGCCGAGTCGCCAGCAATCTGAGGTCGGGCCGCTTCACCTGGCGTCCCCAGCTCGGGCGCTGCCACCGCGCACGATACAGCATCCTCGGACAGAAGCCGGGCAGCGGCCGTCAAGTTCCTCTGCGCGCGACGGATCAGGCTTTCGGCCTTCGCGTTCTCGACCTTCATGCGTTTCATCGCGCGGGCCAGTTCGCCGGCGCCTCGCTCCATCTTGCGTACGTTGTCGACCTGGGGGTGGATGCGGCGTTCCGCTGTCTCACGGCGGGCCTTCTCAATGTCGGCAGCGAGAGGCAGGCACACGTCCGGGTCACCCGGCACCGCCTGCCTCCAACTGTCGAACGTGTAGTCGCCGACCTTCGACAGGTAGAGCGGCCGGTCCTGGACCCCTCGATGGTCGCCCTTGGTGAACCTCACGATCCAACGGTCGCCCACCATCACCGGGGTCTCTGAAATGGTGATCGAGAGCTGCATCTTGGACTCGAGGCAGCGCTCGATGAGGTGTAGGACAGCTCGGGCTCGCGTTGGCTCTCGCTGTGCTTGGTTGCGGTAGGCCTCGTAGGGTGTCTTGGTGGTGAGCCGGTATACGCCGCCGAGTTTTACGGGGCAGCGCTTTCGCTCCCCGAACCGCCCGTAGGTGACGGGTCGCTCGAGGGTTCGCCGGCGGTGCTTCGCGGAAAGGATCTCCCGTAGCTCTACGTCGCTTACGATCATGTGCGCTCCGTCCGGGTCATGGGGGATGGTTTGGGGCGCACGCCTTGAGGAGGGCGTTTGATTCGAGAGCCCCGCAATGCTGGGGCTCTCGGTCTATCTAGGGGGACTCGGCACTGCCGTCGTACGTTCGAGGTGTTCGCGGAGAACGACAGAGCCAAGGTGGTCGCGGACGACCCTCTCGCTGTTCCCGATCTCAACGAGGGCTCTGTGAAGCGGGCCGATCGCGCCTCCCAGTGGGTTCAGAGCTTGCTTCGCTTTCAGGATCAGATCCTTGGCTTCGGCCAGTCGCTCGCCTTGAGCCAGCAGTTCGTTCTTTCTCATCGCTCCTCCCGGTTCGTGTCTGGGTTGAAGACAGCGGCGAGGGCCGGTGCGTCATCGCTCGGCTCCCTCATCGGCCTGCTCCCCGCCTGGTGAGAATCTGCATCCAGGGCGTGAAGGTCGCGAGGTTGCCGACACAGAACGCCCTCCAGAGCCAGCCGGGCACCCAGTCGCGCTTGATACGGACCAGTTCATAGTCGCTCATTGGCCCCGCTCCCCATTTCGTCCGGTTTTCGCCCAGCGCGGATGAGCTTTGCTCGTCACATGCCAGCCGCCACAAGCCCGGCACTCATAAACCCGGAGCTGAACAGCCGCATGGGCGTGGGCAAGTCCCTCCAGCGCATCGCCCTCGCTCAGATAGCGAACCTTTCCGCAGAACACCGTGGCGTTCGCCTCGCGGCGTGCGTGCTTGCGTTCCCTGGCCTCCTGCTTACGGGCCTCTTTACGTTCCCTTGCCTGGATGCGTTCGGTGAACAGCTGCTCGCGGGCCGTCGCTAGACGTGGCGCGAAGTCGCCGAGGGTGCGGCAGGCGAGTAGCTCGTCGAAGGTCACCGCAGCACCCGCTCCACATCGCCCCAAGAACTCGGCCGCCAGCAGTACACCTCGACACCCGCGTTCTCCCCCAGGGCCTCCATCCACTCCCGCTGCTCGGGTTTCACCCGGCCCTTCTCCGACTTCAACTCCACAAACAAAACCCGGCCAGCCCTAGCCAAAACAAGGTCAGGAAATCCTCTCGCGGCCCTATCGCCAACCACCCGCGAGCTCCCATCACGACGACGCACCTCACGGCGAGAATCGTGGAAATGCCCAACGCGCCAAGAAAGTCGTGTCGCCAGCTCCATAACAGCACGTTGAAACTCGCGCTCGGAGACCTTGAGGGCGGTCATGCCGCTTTCCGTACGCGTTGGCATGCGCGACAGTAAGCGAGTGTTTTAGTTCGATCCTTGCGGTAGTAACCGTGCTCGCTGAGATCGTGCCCTCGATGACAATGCGTCGCTCGGTGCTCGCGACCATGAGCAGATCGCGTCACGGCCATCAAGTGCTCGGGGTTGACGCAGGCGGGCGTCCTGCAGCGATGGTGAACTTCGAGTCCGTCGTCGATCGGTCCGTAGGCGAGCTCGAGCGCGAAGCGATGGGCCGGTATCCATCCGCGCCCGTGGCCGTGATTGAACGTGCCATAGCCGCCGGCTTTGTGTCGAGCGGCCCCGGTCCAAAGCCAGCAGCCATTCGGTGCCGTCTTGTCGACCTTCCGCCAGAAGCGTTGCGCGGGCGTCGGGGCGGTGCTGCCGAGCGGGTCGCCGGTCCGTTTCCAGCGAAGGTAGTGCTTGTTGCACCAGCGCTCGCGCCACACGAAGTCTCCGCAGCCATCTACGGCGCACACGGGACCGGCGGTTGGCGGCCACATCCAGGGCATCAGGCTGATCTCCGCCACGAGAGACGTGCTGCCAGATCCATGACGGCACGCTGAAACTCACGCTCGGACTGGGCGAGGACCGTGGTCATGCCGCAACCTCGGAGCGCCGGCGGACCTCGGCCCGCAGAAAGCCGCCGATGAACTCCGTCATCGCTGGCGGGATCGCCTGTGCGATCTCCGCCTTTGTCGCCCAATCGATACCCATCGCTTCGCGATACTCGGCTGCCGTCCCCTTATAGCCGCGCGTCATATCGCCGCCCCCGCCGTGCCCATATACGCCGACGGGCTGGCCACGGTGCTGACAAGGGGGGCGCATCGTCGGGAACGAGCACTCGAAGAGTCTGTGCCGCCGCAACTGCCGGCCGTTCGCGCGCAGGCCGAACATCGACCCGCACAACATCACCGGTTCGCTGAGCGCCGCGCCGACGACGTTCTCGATGACGTAGGGCAAGCCCGTCGCCTCTAGTAGCTCGCGGGTCGCTGGGATCAGTTCCGGGTGCTCCCGGTCGGGCCAGAGAGACTTGAGGGCCGAACTCGCCTGGCACGGCGGCGAAGCGTGGATCGCGTCGAAGCGCCCCAAATCAAGCTCCTGCCACTCCGCTGCCCACGCGGCGTACACATCGGGGTCCACTAGCGCGCCACCCGACGGCCAGTCATGATCGCCGGCGAGCACGCGCAGAGCATCTTGGCGGTGGAACTCAAACGGGAAGTTCGGCTGACTCCTGATGTCCACGCCCACGACCTCGAAGCCAGCGCGGTGATACCCCGCGCCCGCACCGCCGGCGCCGCAGAAGAGATCGAGCAGACGCGGCATCACACCGCGCTCCGAGTCGTTGCTGCTGACGAGTCACCGACGGACCTGCTGACGAGCTGCTGTCGAGATGCCCGGCACACACCGCCGGCGATGGCCGTGCCAGTCCGCCTGCTCATACCGAAACTGACCGGTTTGCAGGCTGTTCTCGGGATGGTGTCCCGAACTGGCCGGGACGGTCCTACTGGGACATGAAGTGGGCCCGCCTGGACTCGAACCAGGGACCTACCGATTATGAGTCGGCAGCTCTAACCAACTGAGCTACGGGCCCGCCACGCGCTTCGGCCTGCCGGCCGCTCACGTCTCGGGGACGCTACCAGCGAGATGTGGAATGCTCCCGCGCGTCGCCTGTAGCCGCGGCGAGACGAGCACTCCATTGATCGAGGGAGGGGACCGTATGTCAGCAGCGAAGGCAGCAATCGTCACGGGAGCATCCAGCGGCATCGGGCTGGCGATCGCCAAGATGCTCGGCGAGGAGGGCTATGCGATCACGGTCGCGGCGCGGCGAGCCGAGAAGCTCGAGGCCGCCGCCCAGGGCCTGCTCGCCGACGGCTTCGACGTGCAGGCGGTCGCCGCCAACGTCGCCGACGAGGCGGACATCAAGCGCGTGGTCGAGGCACACCGCGAGCGCTACGGACGCCTCGACGTGCTCGTCAACAACGCCGGTGTCGGCGCCGGCGCTGCGGTGGCCGACATCGAGACCAAGCGCTTGGACATGCAGCTCGACATCAACCTCCGCTCGATCGTGATCTTCTACCGCGAGTGCATGTCGCTCCTGCGCGAGTCGGCCGGCGAGCACAAGAACGCGCTGGTCGTGAACACCGCCTCGATCTCCGGCAAGCGCGGCGAGGCGTGGCTGTCCGTGTACTCCGCCACCAAGCACGGCGTGGTCGGCTGGACGGAAGCGATGAACAAGGAGCTGAGCACGGAGGGCATCAAGTCCACCGCCCTGTGCCCGGCGTTCGTGGACACGCCGATGACCGACTTCGTCAAGGAGCACGTCGCCGCCGACGAGATGATCCGCGCAGAGGACATCGCCGAGTCCGTGCGTTTCCTGCTGCGGGTCTCGCCCGCCTGCGTCGTGCCGGAGATCATGTTCGTGAGGCCCGGCGAGGGGCTCTGA